GAACCTTCCAATGGTCAATATAGAAATTCTTACCTTCTGCCGACATGTACTGGTCTGTACACTGATAGTCTGTCAGAAAATCGAACATTTCTCGATGATTTTTACCAGTCCACTGTACTGCATCAATTACAACCGGCTTCTTTCTGTACTTCATACAACCACCTCACTGTCCTCTGGCATCTGATAATCAATATGTCCATTTACATAGGCTTCCTGAATCATATCCAGCACTTTTATGGCTTTTGCTTTGGTGGAATATCTTCCGACCATGAGCGAGCCTGTGCCATCTTCGACATAGATATCCTCACTATCCTTTTCAGAAAACGCTGATACCGTGCAAATATTATCGAAATTTACAATCATTCTTTTATCCTGACTTCTGATTAACATTTTGTGTCCTCACTTTCTCATATAATTCAAAATATTCTTCCCATGTTTCTGGCAGTTTGGTACAATCTGGCTCATAAGGTTTTGGATATACAGCATATCCGCACTTCGGGCATTTGATTTGTGGTGGAAAGTCTCTACTCCATTCCATGTTTCCACCACATTTTCTGCAACGAATGTATCTTTCTACTTTCTTTGGTTTTGATTTAAAGAATGAAGTGTACTTATTATTTTTCATTTCTCATCCTCACTTTCCCCGTTTTCGTATTATAACCCGGCTTTTTCCAACAATTTACCTATATCGGAAATTTTCGTCTTCTGGTTGTACTCGAAAGAAATTTCGCCGTTTTTGTCGTTCTTGAACATTATCCTGCTTGTTACCGTGCAAGTATTACCAGAAAATTCTATACTTCGAAATCTGGTTGAATATCTTGTGTATTTTGAAAATGCCTTCAAAACTTTCTGATACGTTTTATACTGCACACCTTCAAGAATTTCGTACCCCAGTTTTTCCTTGTTAATGACCGAAAAAGCTTCGTTATAATAATTGCACAACTTTTTAGAGCCTATTTCCCGGATAACGACGCAATCACTTTTTACCTCATGCACGAAACCGACCATAAATTCATTCGGGAAAATAGTAGTATTCGTCATAACTAGATCACCGGCTTTTAATTCATGCGTGTTAAATATAAACGGTCGAATATAATCTTCTTTCTTTGCCGTACAAGAAGTCAGTCCCGGTATGATTCTTGAAATAATAATCATCAAAATGCGTTCTTTATCTCTCATTTTTCTTATTCTCACTTTCCCCATACAAGCAACTGACACGCTATCAATTTAGATTTACGTTCATTTTTCTTGCTATAGTTTCTATAACTGTCACTGTTACGCCGTTTCCTGCCTGCTTGTATAACTGACTGTCAGAATTTACGAACTGTGCTTTTTCAAAATAATTATCGGACCACCCTTGTAGTCGAAAACATTCTTTCGGTGTCAGTTTCCGAATTGCTATGTAACACTGATATTTTTCATACCAGACTGCATATACAATTAATTCATCGGAAACTTTCACAAATATCCCTTGATTGCAACTTGTATCTAGGGTATTGGCAACTTCTTTTCCAACTCTTCCTCTTCTGGTCTTACTACCTGGAACTGATAAATTCACTGTGTCAATACCGACTCTACACTCTGAATATCCTTGCTTAGTTGCTTCTGCTACTTTTACTGCAAGCTGGTTATCTTTCTGGACTGTAGACAATGTATTTGCAATTCCATCTTCTCTGATTTCATTAGCAAGAAATTCATGCCTGGAAATATCAAGTTTTCCACTTTCGTAATCTTTACGGATTTCTTTTCCATATTCTGTGCGAACGTTACGTAATACTCCGAGCGGATCAATTGCAACCCCGTGTCTATCCTGAGATGTTAATGTGAACATTGGCTCTCCATCATCTTTAAACCGTCTGCCATTCTGACGTTTTTCTACGCGATCTGGTGTCAAAACTGGAATTGCAATCTTCGGATTGTTGTTGTGTCCTGCCGAATGGCATTTTGCTATTCCATCAATCCCAAGCACTTTTCCGTCTTGTGACGAATTAACTTCTCCTATGACTTTTATTGCAACTCCGCTTACTTCAGCTTTATGATTTGCGATTCCTTTGTTGTATCTGGCTTGTAAGCACCTTGCCTTATTGGTTAACTCTGTTTTTTTATAACTTAAATCAATAAAACACGGCAATGCTACATGATGCCCTCTTCCACCACCTTGACCAGTATCAAGTGTTTCTGTTAATCCGTCAGGTGCAAACACTTGTGTATTTCTTCTATATCCATCTTTGTGGGCGATTATTTGAATACTATTTTCTCCGTCTGTTCCTTCGATAGGAAATACTTTTGAGGTACTTCTCCCTCTAAGATGTCCGATAATAAAACATCTTTCCCGGTTTTGCGGTACTCCGAAATCTTTGGAGTTGAGCACCTGCCATTCTGCATCATACCCCCACTGCTCCATTTCAATGAGCAGTCTGGCGAAATCCCATCCTCCATTAACACTAAGCAGATTTTTAACGTTCTCAATGAAAAGGTAAGTGGGTTTATCTTCTTCTTTGAGCTGTCCGACAAGGTACATAACTCTGAAAAACAGGCTTGAACGATTTCCTTGAAATCCGGCTTGCTTTCCTGCAACTGAGATATCTTGACAATTGTGGACAATTGCTCCGTTTGCAACATATGAGTTGTCTTCTTCAACACTGATGTTATACACTGTTCCAAAATCATCAGATTCTGTTGGCTGATACAATTCTCTGCAAACATATCTTGCACGATAATGTCCTTTAACTGATTTACTAGAGATTCGGAATGTATATGTATCTCTTTGTCGGCATTCCCTTCCTTGGATAACACATTTTTCATCTCTTCTAGTGTAGTAAACAGCTGGAACAGATTTTCCAAGTCGCTGTGCAATAATGCACATGCCAAGAATGATTGCTGCGCTGGTTGATGTTGCTTCTTCTCGATCGCTTCTTCCATCCCCGGACATATATCCATCGAAGAAGTATTTTGCTTTCTCTCGTGGTAAACACAATGCTTCTCTTGGAATTCGTTTTCCATGTGCGTATTTTCCGAACTTTTCAAGGTATTCGTATAATTGGTTATTGCACACATGATACTTTCCGCAAGTTTGTTCTTTTGTGTAAGTTCCATGTAGTTTCGCTTCTCGCAATCGCTGTTCGAATTCTGTCCTCTTATCATCGCTGATTGCGAACACGATTCTTCCTCCGCTTGGTCTGTCTTTTCTTTCAACTCTCCACCCATCAGCAAGATAACGTCCGATAATCCACCACATTTCCTTGCTGTATCCATCGGATTCTGCATCAGGCAAAACCATTGTGGAATACCAACTGTCATCAAGTTGTTCCACTTTTTTGAATTCCATTGGCTGATCTGGTTTAGTGACATAATACGGATGCTCTGCCGTGGTTCTTGTTGGCAATATTCCGAATCCATTGACATCCCAGAGTCTTGCTCCGTCCCTGTGCATTGTTGCTGTGACTTTTCTCCATCTTCCTTTGTGCGTAAGGACTTTATCTCCGACAGATACATCTTCAATTGGGATATATCCTTTTTCTGTAAGAATATAAGTTCCTTTGGCAAAACAGGGGAATCCGAAGCACCAGCAGTCTGCTTTGGGAATATCTTCGGCATACACTCTTCTAATGTCATTTGCATACCATTCTCCATTTCTGTATTCCTCCTTTAATATTTCCTTCTGTCTTTTCTTGATAGGAATATCTTCCAATGTCTTTCGCTGCTCTTCTGTCAGTAAGTGCATTGAGATGTAACTCGCAGTAGCAAATTTATCGAATTCGCAAAAACCAACGCATTCATGCCCCGCTAATTCCATTCCCCTGCGAAATCCTCCGATTCCTGCGAAAAAATCTATAAACTTCATTTTAAACTCCCATCTTCTTAACCAGATTCTTATTCAATCCCTCTTATCATCATGCTTAATTTACTGTAACAAGGGCAAATTCTTGTGTGATCGAAAATATCTTCCAGTAAAACGCAAAATGGAAACATCTGTTTTACTTCATAGATATGTTCTATTCCGTCCTCACCTCGTTCTGCGTATTTGATTCTTTTTCCAACACATAGGTCAAATGCATTGGATACGTAGGCTTTTAAACCATAAGATTTTACTTTGCTCATTTTTATCTAAAACCGCCTTTCATCAAAATGTGAACATTTCCTCGTTATCATCACCAGAATCGAAATCTGACGTTTCTTCACAATCAGTTGATTTATTTCTGGACATATTCTTTCCACGTTCGATCAGTTCTGTTCTCTGCTCTTCGGTCAATTCTCTTGGTGCTCGTAATTTCACGTACTTAACTGGGACATGGGCAAATATGGAACCATCTTTGTTTGTGACCAGAATCTTCACATCTTCTGGATGCTGTTCTGCTAGCTTCAGGACTCTTCCTTTCATCTTACTGCCGTTATGCGCTGATACTTCTGCGTACTCACCACCGCGAATCCACGCGATGCTACATTCATTACAATTTTCTGCCATAATTATTCCTCTCTTTCTCCAAAACCAAATTCTTTATTTATGTCAATAGAATCAAATTCAAGTTTAATTCCCATTGTTTCTTTTGCTTCCTGGTATGCTTTTTCAATTCCAACTTCTTCAATGTGTTCTTTGGCAGAGTTTAGGTTTTCTAAGAATCTCTGATTGGATTTTGTAAATCCCCATGTTTTCTTAATTGCAAACAAACTGATAAGAACATTTGCAACTGCGATATAATCCTCTGCTTTCCATAGCTTTTCCTGCGATTCTTTAATCAGTTCCTCACGCATTTCATCTTCACGTTGCTTCAAGTACAGTTTTAGTGTTTCAACTCTTGCGCCTGTCGTTTTGGAAATCTGTTCCAAACTGTAATTACTAAAATTGTATGGAATTGGATTCCGTGACTTTTCAGCCGCTTTCTGCTGTCTTCTTCTCTCTGCCCTGTTCATACTCCCATCATCCCTTTCAACTGGTTTGTGATTAGAACAAATTCTTTCAGAAGTTTCCTGTCTAATGGTGTGGTTCCGGTCACGGTATTATCGCCATCATAGACAACTGCGTATTTTTCGTTAATCAGTCTTGCGGATGAAACCGCATTCAAAACTTCTTGTCTGGAGCATTTCAGCATTTGTTAAATATCATCAGCGGTCATATCGCCAATCCATTGTTCATTCTCGAAAACACTGTATATTCTCATACTTCTGCCACCTTTTGATATTCATATCCAACAAGGTGAAACGCTCGCGGAGTATTCGGATGCGCAGTAGCAATCAAGCCATCAAGCTCGAGCTGCCTCATATGTCGTTGCACAGTTGCTTTTGATATGTCAAGGCTTTCGGCAATTTCTTTAAATGACGGCGCGTATCCATATTTTGTAAAATATCTGATAAGAAACAGATAAATTTCTTTTCTGTTCTCTTGTCCTTCGAGATACTTTCTTTCGGTGTTATATTTACTTACCATAGTTACCTCTTTTCTTTTTACCTCTGGAACCGGATAGCGTGATATGCCGGGAAACAAGTTTCACTGTTCCGATCACAGAGGGCGTGCGCATATTTAGTTGTAATTATTTGGGATTTTGTCTGCCAGAACCGGCAGCTTTATCATTTGTAAGATTCTTCATCAAGAAGATTGTTGAATTTTTCAAGTGCCTTTATAGACACCTTATTGCTTGATTTCTCTGGCTTGATTGACACATCTAAGTGAGTATCAATGATATGTTTCAGTTCTCTTGCAAGGGTTGTTTTTCCTTGCTGTATACCCTGTCTGTATGTCTTAGGCGGTTTGTACTGCCCTGTTACTTGCTTACCGGTTGATTGTCCGCCAGCTGTAATGTTGTACATCTGGAAACCTTTATCTGCAAAAGCCTTGATCGTTTCAATTTCTTTTTGGTCAAGCTCACTTTTGGGGCAAGTTCTGTATGCAAGTTTCCAACCAGTAGGATTGCTTTCACTGTAAAACTTATGCTTTTTAAGGCTTAATGCTATGTGGTCATATTCTGCTAAATGGCTCGCACATCTCTCACGAAGTCTGAGTGCCTGTCCCACGTAACTGCGTCGAATCCCTGCTTCGTCTATCCTGTAAAAAGCATATATGCCACTAGAATTTGGAATGTTTGGACATATCTTTTGTATTCTGTTTTCTCGCTCTTGCTTTATGGCGAAAACCTTTCTGTAGTCCACCCGGTATCACTCCTTTTCAATCTGGTCAATAAGTTTCTTGCACTCATCTTTGACATAAGCAAGTGAGCGGATTTCTATTTCGGAATCATTATTTGATTCTCTCCAGAAATCTTCCATTGTATAAAAGATTCTTTTGAAATCTGGATCATCTCCAAAATACTGTTTCGCTGCATCAACATCATACCCGTCAAAGTAATGAGCACAATCAAATCCAATCCACCATGTATTCTCATCATTGCAGTTATATAAATGCGATTCTGCATAAGTAACTCCACCATGGCAGCTAAGATAGCCTAAATCGTCAAAACTTTTCTTCGCTAACTTGTGGCTGTAAGGTACTCCAACATATCCGCATCTGTATGCTCCGGGCATAAACAGAACCACATATGGATAACCTTTGTATGTAGATTTTGTTTCTAAAACTGGCTGCTTCATTTAATCACTCCCATTCATCTTCATCCTCATCTTCACCATCATCATAGTAACCATTTTCCATGATTTCTTTAAATGTAGCTATTGCTTTTCTAAACCTGTCGCGTAGAACCTGTTCTTTTTGTTCGAGATCTGCAATTACCTTTTTACGTTCTTCGATTTCTTTAAGCAACGCTGCGTTCTCTTTTTCAAGATTGTATCTGGAAATACGTTTCATGGTTGTTGGATCAAGTTTTACAATTTCTTCACCCGTCTCAATAAACATGCATATTGGCTCTGGCGTTAACTGAATAAAATGTCTCTCTTCATCTCCAAGGAATGTTGTTTCGATCATTTGTTTTTCTGGCTCTTTGACCATAAAATGTGTCACGTCAAAGCACATCATCTTGCTACTATCGTAAAAAATAATCTGCCCTGTTTGTCTCATTTAATCACTCCTTAATTAAACGGAAGTTCATCGTCCATAATTGACGGCATATCCATGAATCCACTTGTGTCTTGTTCTGGACTTGGAACTGGTGGCTGCGACTGTTCTTCTGGCTGGCTCTTCTTGCTCTCCGCAAACTCATGTGTTTCCACAAGGCAATCATTTGTGTAGACTTTCTTTCCGCCCTTGTCAGTGTAATTTCCGGTCTGCCATGAGCCGACAATCGCAATTTTCATGCCTTTATGCAAGTACTTTTCGGCAAACTCACCATTTTTTCCAAGCGCAACACAATTTATGAAGTCTGATGTGCGTTCATTGTTTTTGAGATACTGTCTCTCAACTGCAAGTGTGTATCTGGCAATTGTTGTGTTGTTCGTTCCCATTCGGACATCTGGATCTTTAATCAACCGTCCGATCAAAATTACTTTATTCATGTTTTTTCTCCTTATACGGTTCAGGCAACGGCATCCACGCAATTACTTCTAACTTTTCGAAACCGTCTGTAAAATATTCACCATTCCACATTGCTCTGAAAGGTATTGTTCCTTTTTTGACAGTAATCAAATATATGTCTCCTTTAAATATATGATTAGGTTTTGGTTCTGGCGGGAGTTTCATATCTACCGGAATCCAGTTTTCACTCAAGTTGTAAGAAGCAATCAGTTCTTCAACTTTTTCTAGTGCATCATTCCAACCTTTATTGTACTTGCAATTCAAATATGGCTCTGCTATTTCCCCGTACTGTGTCTGTTTTTTAAGCTTATCAATCACTTTCAAAAAGATTTTCATTCTCATCCTCCTCATAATCATTACAATAAAGCGAACCATAGTCCCATGCCAGTATGCAACCTCTACGGTATTTGCATTTGTCGCAATCAGTCATTTCCATGATTTTCTCCTTTCAAAACGGGCATAAATTCAAGTCAACTTCCAGTCCAGCCCGCCCAATCTGAACCAGAACATTGTCTCCTGCGACTTCCTGTATTTCTTTCTGTATTTTACAGGCATCAGATGCCTGACCACTTAAATGTACCAGTGTTACCGTCCGAAGCGATTCTGTGCGATTTTGCTTAATGAATTGCTTGCAAGTTGACAAAGAGCAATGTCCTTTTAATCTATGACTGTAGTTAGCTTCTGTTTTGTCCACCAATTCTTCACAGTAGTTGCATTCAATTACCAGATGATGTATGTTCATTTTCTGGAAATTATATTTACTGTACTCAAAATCAGTCATATACAGAAGCTTCCCCATTTCATTGTGCTCCACCAGATATCCGTAGTTCGAGCAAGGTACAAGCTGATTTGCTTCCTTATCGTATGTTGTATGCGGCAATTCAAATGGAATCACGTTAAACGAACCAACTCTAAATGGGTATCTTTCTGGAACACCTTTCATCAGTTCGCCTGTTCTGATGTTCATGTCCTCAACGGTCTCGTCATTGGTGTAAATCTGAATGCCTGCATTCATTATTTCCTCGAATGCTTCGGTGTGATCTCCGTGCCCATGACTGAGCAACACGCCAGAAACGTTACTTATCTGGTAGTCAATCCCTCTAAGGATTTTCTTGTAATTGCATCCGCAGTCAAGAAGAACAATCTCGCCTGTACTTGACTGCAAAGCATAACAATTTCCTTTAGTACTTCCTGTTGAAATTACTCTCATGAACAAATGGCATCACCTCGCTTTCCGTGTATTGCATTTATGCTTGTAAGATATTCTCATCTTCATCTATGGTTTTCTCTAAATCGGAATAGGCATATGGAATGTCTTTTCCTCTATTTAGGCTCTCTAATTCCGCATAACTTACTTTGCACATGCTATCTCGCATTAATTTGAGTTGCTTTAATGGAAGTTCAATGGTTATTATCTGTTCCCAGTCCTTCTTGCTGTCTACTCTCTTCATGCTTCATCACCCTTTCCTAGAACCCCATAACTTCGTAAAATATCTTGGCAACTCTTAATCAATAAATATTTTTCAGATGACTCGAATTTTATTCCAGCTTCTCTAAAACCTGATTTCAAATCATCACTGTCTGCTATTGCCAAGCATAATCTAACAATATATAATTCCTTTAAAGTCATCTCAATTCTGATGCTTTGGTTTAAGTCTGTTTCTTTTATTTCTCTCATACTTCATCGTCCTTTGGAAATCTAAACACAATGTTTGCCGGTTCAAATTTCACATCTGGGCTGTTGACCATGGTTTTAATGATTCCGAAACCTCTTGCAGCCATTTTTATACATTCCTCGTAATCGTCATCGCTCATTTCAACGTTTTGCGCAAGAAACATTCCTGCGTATACTTTATGGAGCACCTTCATTGCTTTCTCGGCTTTTCCATTTGTCGAATAACGAGCCATGACCGTTCCTTTTTCACCTACCATTGGTACATATGCTCTTATGATGTTTCCATTTCTACTTAATGATGTGATTTCATAAGGAACATCAAATCCTCCATTCTGACTAATTAATCGCATTTCATTCTCCTTTCAATTTCTAAATCCATACTGTGGCACAGTTTGATGCAATTTCCATGAAGCATATGATTCTTACATGCTCCATATTTATCATCAAATTTTTCAATTGGCATCTTACCGTCGTTCACTGCCCGTAGCCATCTTCGGATTTTTCTCTGTGTTTTTCTTTTCTTATCACCACGCAATTTTCTGATATATTTTCCTTCATCAGTCACGTAATGGTGAAAGCCCAGATAACACAATCCCATGCGAAATGGTACAATTTGTGATTTAGGGTTTAGCTCCAATCCAAGTCTTTCAATCATCATTCGGATTGCTTCAAGAATTTCTCTGGCATCTTCTTTCGTTTTACAAATCACATAAAAATCATCGTTGTATCGTCCGTAATATGGATTTCCAAATTCAATCGTTATCATTTGGTCTAACGAATGAAGTAGTAACAATGCATATTTCTGATTTACCTGATTTCCTAATGGCAGTCCTGGATTATCTGTGCTGTCAATAAACAAATGGTTCAACCAGGCTGTAAAATCATCATCAAAGTAATAATCCAAAACATCTTTCATGATTTCATGGTTTATGCAATAAAAGTATTTGTGAATATCACATTTTACAATCCAACTATTCATTCCATTTCTTTTATAGAAATCCAACATTTGATTTCTCAACCCGTCCATTGCCATGTGTTGTCCTTTTCCTTGCTGGCCGGCAGTGTTCCATTTAATCAGGATATTTTCAAGTTTTGGTGTCAGAATGTAATCAGAAAAACATCTCTGCACTACTTTGTCCTTAAATGCACATGATTCTATGGTTCGCTCTTTTGGCTCATGAATTTGAAATTTATTATACGGATTTATGGTATACGTTTGACTTTCCAATTGTTCTTTCAGGAGATGAATGCCTTCAAGAGACAAATTAGAAAATCTCGCAGTACCTGAATTAAATTTCTTACCACTCTTAACCTTTTTGTAAGAACGATATAAATTCTCAAAATTTGCAACAATTTCTTTATCCATTTATTTTGTTCCTTTATATTTGTCCATTGCGGAAAGGTTATGCATTTGCTTGTATCTTTACTGATTTCAGCTTTACGCTTACTCTGTCTGCCTGTGATACAGGTTGGGCGAACACCATTTTCGTTGTTGTAATTGTTGTTGTTGATATTGCCCGAAGGGGAAACAACGGTATTCACAGTGCATAACCTGTGAAAATTATCTTTTTCTGTCTTTTGTTCTCCATGAAATAGTCATATACTTTATATCTTTTACCATTTGCGACCATGCTTCCATTCCACCGGAATTGATAATTCCTAATTCATATGAAAGTTCTATAAAGTACATCAACTCATCGCAACAAGTAATAGCTTTTGCTTGCAGTTCTAACCGTTCTCTTTTATAATCTTTCAGATCAGTTCGGTTGGCTTCAAAAAGCAACTCGTAGATTTCTAATGCTTTATTTTGCATCTTATCTACCAACGAAAACCTGTATTTCTTTGGATATCGTCTGCAATTGCTGGTAACTATTAATGTATGCTTTGCAAGTTGCTTGGCCTTTGTTATTACCTTTAAATCTTCATTTGCCATCAATCATCATTTCCTGATTCAAAGATTGAAGAAGAAAAGATACAAACTGGGCGAACACCATCCGCGAAGTTGAAATAGTTGCTGTAGAAATAGCCCGACGGGGAAACAACGGTAATTGTTGTACTGTAATCATTTGCTGGTGTACTCCATGGAGTAAGTAGCCACCACCATCCATCCATATTTGGAAGGAATTTTCTGTATTTTCGGTATTCATCCACCGTCAAAATCGAAATCTTATCTTTACAATGTCCATATTCTGTCTGCCCGTCCATAGAAAGCAAATCTCGATCAAACTCAATAACTGCATCTTCTCCAAGCTCGTCCGTAATTTTTTTAAGAAAACGAGTATTTAACTCATTTCTCAGTTTGCTCGAAATCCAGTTATTTGAAGCTGAATCAAATGTTCTTTCTTTTCCATCAAATCCATTCAAAATGGCAAAATATCCTTTTTCTGTCTTATCCAGAATCAGCCATTCCATACCAGCAAGTTCAATAGCTTTTCCGATTTCCAGCTTTCCGATGTGCTTTTTCTTGAATTCTGCGAACTCTTTACTTAATCCGGATAATTCATCCTCAAAATATTTCAGATTTTTCTTCATAATCATTCCTCCACCTTAGATACAAAGATATTAGATTTTAAGATACAAACTGGGCGAACACCAAGCACGTTGAGGCAACTGTAGTCGCAGATACCGCCCGAAGGGGAAACAACGGTATCACTGTTCTTCCATCCACGTTCTTCCGTTGACCACGGTGATAGCGTCCAATACCAATCGCACAAATCTTTATTCGGTGTGATATCTGTATATCCGCGTGCTTCATCAAACGTAATCGGTCGAATTTTACAATCAACAGTCCCCAATTTCTGTCCATCCGCAGTGATAATATCTGCTGTGTGTGTTTCGATATTTTCTGCCCCGAATTCTTTTTCGAAGTCTTTCAGAATTTCAGTGTCACACATTTTCTTTACCTTTGATGTTTTGTAATCTGAGGTATCACCAAACTCTACATTTTCTTTCACCAGATCAAGCGAAATAATTTTCGTTGTATCTCCATACTGTTCCAGAACCTTGTATTTACGCTTTCCAGTGGTCTGAAATACTTCTCCTCGTTTCAGCGTTGACAACTCAACCTTTCCGGTTTCTTCCTGCTTTTCCAGAAGTTCAACCAGTTCCTTTGCTTTCTGTAAAATTTCTTTATTGTTCATTCCCGTTGCCTCCAAAAAATATTTCTCGCATATCTACTGCTGCGTACTTCTTATGCATAAGTTTCTTGTTTTTGATTGCCCCGTTCGGATTGTTGCAGACAAAATCTCTGCATATCTCAGGTCTCACTTGATATATAAGACATTTTTCTTTTGCCTTGGAATCATCCAGGAACGGGCAAGTAAGGTCAAATGCCACAACTGAAGGATAATTATGCTTCTGTTCAGTGATATGATGCTTCTTTACGTAACGTTTAATTTCTTTAATTTCTTTACTGGATATTGGCAAGTAGTTGCTACAACATTGTCCACAACCACTGCATTTACCGTCCTTTGTGAAATCAAGTACGCCATATTTCATATCCTTCATGACTTCTTCTAACGTCCCGATCATGCTATCACCTCGTTATTCCTCCTGCTTCATAAAATCTGGAATCTCTGGCTTAACAACTGCTGCCGGAACTGGTTCTTTCTCGGCAGTCTTTACGACTTCTGCGACTGTTGGCTGTTTAGGCTGTTCTTCAATTGCCATTGGTTCTGGAATGAATTCCTCTTTATTGGCATTCTGTTCGATTTCTTCCTGCACTTCTCTGTATGTAGCATCCATCGTGTTATATTCATAAGCCTGCACCGGATTATCCCATTTCTTAGGAATGGACTTCATAATGTTGTTACGCATTTTACGAACAATCATAGATTCTCTCGACTGTGTTTCGTAGTATGACGGGGAAATGTATGGTCTTAATTCCTCACAATCAATAATTGCTTCCAGTTCCCCAATATCAGCAACCTTTTTCATAACTTCTTTTTTCTTTGCTTCAATCTGGGCTTTCTGTGCATCTGTAGCTTTGTATCTGTCTGCACAAATCCCAAATGTTTCATTCTGAAGATTGTTCTTAATATGTGCTGCAAGATTCTTCAGTACGTCTGCTCTTTCGCATGAAAGGTATTCAACGTGACCATCTTTGTACTGAATTGGATATACCACGCGAACAACTTTTCCAATTCCAGATTCTTCCCATTCCGGCGGTGTGATTTCTACACCTCTGTGTCTTGGTGGGATATACTTGTCACCCTCTCTTACTTTCCAATATGGAAATACTTTAGCCACATTGACACCATATCTACTTACAAGAGCATCGTTTCCGTCGCCCTCAATCGCAAATTCGATTTTCTTCTCCCACTGAGGTTTCTGCCCTTTCGCCGCTATGTTTACGTTTCTGATCTGGAAATAACATTCTCTCGGCTGTGCATTTGCGTTCAGTTTCAACGCTGCGACTTTACTCAGAATAAATTTAAGATTAGAGCCATTAATTGCTTCAAAACTTACTCCACTCTCATGCACCATCTGGAAAATAGATCCCATTGCCGCTACTACACAATCTTTTGAATAGGAATCAAATTCCATTCCTCTTGAAGTCAAATCTCTTTCCATTAAATCGACATAACGATTTGTGTAGTAGGAAAGCTGTGTGTTAAAGTTTGCTACCTGTGTGTTTTCTGCCATTTTTATTCTCCTTTTCTTATATTAATCAACTCGTTTTTGTTTGCATTTCTGTGCATTTCTACGCTTCTCCACCGCAATTCAATTCTCGGCTAATCCGTCGCCACGCCGTTCCCTTCTAAGCTATTCCTTTGCCATTCCAAACCTTGCTTCGCTTGTCATTACTTCACTTTGCCGTTGCAAAGCCAACCACACCAATCTATTGCACTTTAATCGCAATAGCTTCTACTACAGAACGGACAACCCGTAATCAACTGCCCTGCTGCACTTTCAACGGAATACCCGTGTATTTCTTTTCCGTACCGTGTCCGTCCTTTCTCGGAATAGATATTCTGGTGGCAGTCCCAACAGATACCATTGCGCGGTGCAAAATGTGGCAATATCTTTGTTTTGCAGTACCAATCCTGTGCTTTGATTGCTTCTGGAATGTTATATGTAGTTGTCGCCATATTAAATCCCCTCCACTTTTAATTCATCGTCGGAAACTTTAAGTAGAATCATCTGTCTGCCTGTATCTGGTATTCTGTCAGCATTCACACTTTCAACATCATCAACCCAAATTGGCAAGTTTAAGCCGTTTAATTCCTGCAATCCAGTCACGAGGTCGATGTTGCATAGAATCTGATCAGAGTGATTCAATCCATCAAAATATCCGATTCCGTCACAAATCATCTTACAAACTTCCACCGGCTCACCGTCCTGCGTATAGTCCAAAAACTGAAACTGAAAGTGCTTGAAATGTGGATTGATAGCTTCTGCCAGTGCCTGATTTTTTTTGATGGAAAATTCTTTCAACATGTCAAGTTTCTGCTGAATATTGGAATCTTCCTGACTTAATTTCTTTCTGTCCGCATTTAGTTGTTCGAGCGTTTCTGTCTGTTTCTGAACTGCCTGTTTTGCCATCTCAATTTTTGTTTCGATTCCTGTAAGTTCCTTTTCAGCAGACATTCTTTCTGCCTGAACTGCTGCATTTTCCTCAGAATTATTAGTCAGTCCGTCAAGCTGTTCCTGTTTCTTCTGGATTTCTGCTACAACTGCCTGATACTCTTCGTTTCCAGACATATCTGGCTCTGACGGAAGCTTCTCTAATTCCTGATTTTTCTGTGCAATCTCAGATGCCAGAGTAGAAATATTTTTCTTTGTCTGCTCAATCTGCGATTCGATGTCTTTGCGCTTTTCCTCAACTTCTTTTCTTCTGGCTACTTCGGAATTGCCTTCTTCTGCAATGTCTCTAAGTTTCTGCTGTTTGTCTGCTTTAAACTGCTCTTTTTTTGCAAACTCTGCATGGATTCTTTCCTGTTTCTTCTGTTCGAATTCAGTTTTAAGAGTTTCAACCTGTTCTTCTGGCAAATTCTGTCCACAGGTCGGGCAAATAGCTGATTCAGAATCAAATTTTTCGTTCTGTATGGCATTTAAAGCTGTTTCGTCAAATGTGGACGCATACGTCTGTTTATATTTCTCCTGTAAAACCGCAATTCTCTGCTGAATGCGTTCCGGTTTTTCGGCAGTAGAAAGAAAATTTTCCAGAACACGGAGATTGTCTTCTTCCTGTTTCTGTTTGAATTGCCTGTCATTTAATAAGAAAACGATTTTTCTCTTTTCTTCCCGTAATGCTTCTGCTGCATTTGAGACGATCGCATCTCTGGACTTCTTAAGACCTACAATTTCATAGGAAAGTTCATCGTATGCTTTTCCAGAATCACTCAGCTGTTGTTCTTTCTGTCTCAGCTCGATCAGATGATTTAAAACTTGTCCTCTCTTTTCTTCAAGAACTGTTGCGTCTGGTATTTCCTGTTTCTTTACAACTTCAATTTTAGAAACTTTATCTTTAATATCTTCCTGCTTATTTTTTTTGTCCTTTTTAAGCTGTTTTGCTGTTTCTTCTACTGGATGCCCCTTTGTAATCTGCATAATTTCCGGATTGCTTCTCATAAAAGCATCTACATCAAACCCAGACATATCAGTAAGAGTTTTTCTTGCTTCTGCGGTTGACTTCTGTAATTCATTCAGAAACGTTTTTGCATTGCTGCACATCATAATAGTTTCTGGGTCTGCAATTCTTTTTAAAAAATCTTTGTATTTTGTCTGGTTATAATCAAACCCATCAACCTGATATTTTGTGGTACTGGAAGATTTACCTTTCTTTGTTTCCTTACGGATCACGGTTTCTTCTCCATCAATCAGAAGTGTGAGTTCCCTGGATACGACACCCTCAACTTCTTCTCCGTCTTCTTTTCTTCTGACATTATTCGGAGATGTACCGTCTGCAAGCTTTCCGGTCAGTGTATCAAAATAAGCATCCATCAACGTTGTTTTACCCTGACGGTTCCTACCGGACACCATCGTTCGTGGTGCAAACTGGTATTCCGCTGCTTCAAATTTCTTATAGTTTTCAATGTTAACCTGTTTCAATTCTACTGTTTTCATGCTGTTTTATCCTCCACCCAATAAGCCGACACTTCATAGGCTATTTTCTTCTCGACCTGATCTCCGACTTTTTTGTTGTACTCTCTGCTCTGGATTCTTCCCTGTAAAATAATATGTGTGCCAGTTCCGCAGGTTCCCATGTATCTTGCATTTCTGCCCCAGCAGATGCATGGTATATAATCAGATATGCCGTATGATCTATTTACCGCCAGAAGTACATCTGCAATCTCTCTTCCATTAGGTGTTGTTCTGTATACTGGTTTCTTGCAAGTAAAACCATCCATAAGAATCTGATTAACTGGAAGTGCGTCTTTGTCCATGAATTTTGCTTCTCTTGCGAACACAAAAAGAAGCAATCTACTGCGATTTCCTTCGTGCTTATTGAACGATCTAAACTGCCCTTGAATTTCCATCATTTCTCCTGTATAGTTCTGATTCACATCAATGAGTCTCTCAGAAACTACAACCGGAAGAACATCTTTCGTTCCACTAAATCGTTCTACGCTAAGTTCGAATCGGTAAAATTTTTCACCATATACTTCATGGCTAAATTCAAATTCTGTTTTAATTTCTCCAACCAGTGTTACCTGATTGTTTTCCAAAAGCTTATTCAACTCCGTTTACCCACCTTTCTAGCTGCATAAAATAGGAAGGGATACCATTGAAGATACCATTGCACTTATGCAGAGCAGCTCAAGTACATCCATTTTCGTCATCCCCCAGAGCAATAATGCAATCGTGAAAAATGTTCCAACCTGTGCCATCACTCCGATAAAATACATTCTTTTTCTCATATCCCTCACTTCTTTCTTTTGGTTGCTGCTGCTGCAAGTAAAGCTACTGATAGTGCTACAACTGCGACTTCCAGACGTTTTGTTTTTGCCACCTGATCTGCGATGATTTCGCTTGCAAGACTCTGGTTTTTAGTTACGTTTTCGGTGTGTTTTGTGATTTTAGACATAAAAAATGCCCTCCTGGTATAAATTTTCTTTTCAAATACAGGAAGGTGTGCTATACTTATCCTGTATTTAACTTACCCTAATTAAGTTAGATACGTGCTCCGGTAGGTGTTGCGTCACCTCCGGGGCGTTTCACTCTTCTTTCTTATCGGAATCCCCTTCGAAATATTTAATCCCCATGATCGCAGCTACATACTTTTTATCAATGAATGTGCTATCATTAGCATTTAAAACCGCTTCCAAAGCTGTAAGCCTGCCGGCTAGTAAAGCAAATTCTTCTTCGAGAGTTTCTGCTTCGTAAGTGTTTTTATTCATCCTTTGCCCCTCCCCAGATTGACGACAATGCTAATCCCATAAGTTTTCCAAGTACTTCCGCTCGCATATTGGAAAGTTCCTTGTCAAGCTTATCTTCCGTCCAGAACCCAACGTCTACAGCCTTTCTGATAAGTTTATCTCCTGTTTCCTTTGGAATATCTTCTTCCTCAAAAGTCTCTCTCAACAATTTAATAATCATTGACAAATCAGTCATTAAAACTGTTGTACTTCCCTTTACCTCAACTGCTCCATCTTTACTTTTAATCATTCTCTTTTCCTCCTTCAAAAATCTTTCTCCCCGATATTAATTCCGCAAACGTTCTAAGCGTTTCTGTCCTTAATCTGTCAAGTTCTTCTTGTATTTTTTCGTCTGTCCACAACCCCATCTGAGCTGATTCAGAAACAAGTTCATCGGCTTTTTCCTTGGAATATCCTTCTTTCACAAGGAAAACTCTTAGTCCCCTGCATATCGCGGTTAATTCAGAAAGCAACTTATTTGCATCTTCTTCTAATTCAACTTTCCCGCCTTCACATTTGATCATTCTATTTTCCCTCCATTTCTCTTTTCAGTGTTTCGTACAGTTCCTTGTGAATCGGAGAATCTTCTGGAATCTCGCGAATTATTTCAATAATTTTGTCTTTTTTCTCCTGTAATGTCATATTCATAAACTCATTTATTTCTTCTTTTTTCATACTGACTTCCTTTCTGTGGTATAATCTCCCTCGAAGGGAGGTGTGTATTATGGATAAAGAACAAATAGTTCATGATTTAGCAATTACTTATGCAACGTCTAAATTAAATGAATACGTTCTTGACAGAAGAGAAGCTCCATTGGCTGGAAATACTTCTATGTCAAATGACGAAATTCAATATTTAAAACGTGCATATGATTTTGCTATTCAGAATCTTTCGGATTAAACGCTCGTTTCCCGTATAAAGCGTTTTGAATTCCATTGGTAACGCATTCGGCAATTGTCTTCCTGTCAATATTTGCCGTGTGCGTTACTTTTTTCGTTCTCGTAGGTGCAACTTCTTCTCGAATGGCTTTAAGTTCTTCCAAAATCTGCTTGAGTAATGCATTTGTTTCTTCCAACATATCATTTCCTTTCTGTGGTATAAGATTGACTCATCTTCTTATCTTTCCGAACTTCCGTTCATAAATATCATCACCAGAATCATCACTTTCGTTATCACGCATCATTTCAGATGGCAATAAGCCTAAAACTTTCATAAGAACAAGCATGTTAAAAACAGGAATATCTTTCCTATCGTTTGCCCACAGCAGATTCAAATTACACATATCTTGGAATTGTTCATCAGATAATTTAATACCCACATATTCAAATCCTTTCTGTGAAGTATCTACTTTGTATGGTTTTACCTTCTTTCTTTTTCTGAATCTGAATATTAAATTTTTCATGCAAAATCCTTTCTATTGAGTTTTCTTTCTTCTTCCCTACATTGTCATCTGGGCATTGCAGTCGCGAATCATCATTTTAGTATTGGTACAAGGTGTCCATCCTTTGATGTATTCGACTGCTTCCTGGTATCTCAGCTTGGGAATGTTATTTCTGGCATTTACATCGAAGTAAGTCTTTACATCCCTGTTACACTCTGCAAATACCTTTTTTCCAATTTCATCATAGGCATTGGATTTCTTTCCACCCAGAACCTCGATCACCACCTTGGAAACTAGATCACTGATGTACTTCTGCTGACCGTAATCAATGGTCATGGTATTCTCAAGTTTCTCGATTCGTTCCTCATGGTCTTGATTGCCAAGAGCCAGAAGCTGAATCTGTTCTGCCACTGTCATTGGCTTTCTGGAACCTTTCTCGAAATATTCATCCACCAGTCTGTCATATACTTCCCAGGCTTTGCCGGTATTCAATGACTTTGCATGGAGGAATGCTCCCTTTTCTGTCCAGAGGTAGAGCTTATTGATTCTTGACGAATCGTCAAAATGACGTTTCGTTTTAAATTCCTTTAATTCTTCTCCCTCAAGGCAAATGAAATGTTTGCCTTCGATGTATCTTTCTTTGTTTCTGCTGAAATTTTTTGAAATGATTTTCGTGTCAGTTCCATACGCTTCAGCAATCTGCTGTGTGGTAAGAACTCGAATGTTCTTGTACTCTGTTACTGTTAAGTTGTTCATGCGGATCCTTTCTATTGAGTTTCGTTCCTAACCTCTTTATAATGTAACCACAGGCTCTATAACGCCGAGTAATTTGAAAGGAGATAGGAATTTTGTTATTACTTCCATACGTAGATGGTCTTTTCCGATCCGGTGAAAAAGTAACTGAAACTACTGTTTTCACCTGCTGTAATTGCAACTCTAAAAGAACTGTAAAACCCGGTAAGATCATCCCTAAATGTTCAAAATGTAACGACTACACCTACTGGTTCAAAATCGTGACGCTTTGATTGCTTTCAATGTCTGCGAACATTGTTTCCGGGTGGTATTCATCTTTCAAATCGCTGTTTGCATAATCAATGGATTTCACTTGGAAACAAATGTTTGCACCGTTTTGAGTGTTGAACACTTTCACATATTTCTTTCCATTTCTCGCAAAGCACATTACTCTTGTCTTATCTGGGATTCTTACAATCTGCGGTGCGAATAATCTTTTTAAAAATTGCTTTAGCACATTTATGACTCCTTTCTCAATAACCGTCTGCTTTTTCAGTTTCCTGTCCCAGAAACTTATTCACGAAATACAACTGTCCCTTTCCACTGACTTTTGTCGTGCGTGTGATTCTTACTGAACCATCTGGATTCTGAACATTAGATTCTTTGATTTCAAATAATCCCTGCTCAACGTATTTCTGTTTTGGCATATTTCGTGAACTTCCAGAAACCATCAGATAGCCATTGTCTCTCATCCACTGGAACAATCGTTTCTGTCCTATCTGGTATCCGTTCTGACAGATAAGTTTTGCCAAGTCTCCGATAAGAATTGATGTGTGACTTGCAGATACTGCATCTGCGAAAATTGTTTTCGGTCTATCAGCTTCAATTTTCTCCGCAAGAGACTTATTTGTATCTTTCAACTTCGCAATCGTCTGGTCCGCCATCTTCAATGCTCTAGCAAAAACCTGTTCTGGTGTATTCCATGCTTTTTCGAGGTCGATGAGATACTGTCGACATTCTTTCCCTTTTTCAGTTCTGCTCATAAGGCAAATGTGTTTCGCCATATCTACTGATAAGGAATAGTCTTGTATTTCTCTGTGTGCTCCGTTATTTACAACCGTACCTGAAAGTACACTTGTAAAATCTTCGTTTTCAACGAATCCCTGAGAATTTGTCTCAAACCATGCTGAAAATCGTTTGCTGATTTCAAGAGATTTATGTAACTCTCTAGCTGATACAGTTGGTTCATTGCCATCATAATTGATTGTCATTAATTGTTCCGTGGTTATCACCTCTTCTCTTAATCACTATTCTTAATCTCCATTACATCTTTCCGCGAATTACTTTCAACGGTATCAGCAACGCCGTTCATATACCCCAGAATATAATGTTTTTTATCTTCTGGAAGTTTATTGATTCGTGTTGTTACATCTCTAATAAGTTGTCTCTTTTCCTCCGACATTTTCTCACCTCCTGTTTCTTGTTACGTTGTAAATGTATAATAGCACATTCTCAACGCATTGTCAACGTATTTTTTATTTTTTATGCGTTGACAACGCATTTAGTAAATGTTATACTTTAGTCATACCTTAAGGAAAGGAGGTGTGCAAAATGGAAGAACGTTTGAAAATATTGCGTAAACATTTGGGACTTTCAAGAGAAGACTTCGCCAAAAAACTCGGTTTGAAAAGCCGTGGAAAAATTGAAAATATAGAACTTGGAAGAACAACTCCAGATGACGACTTCTTAAAGCTAATTTGTAATACTTATAATGTTTCTTATGGCTGGCTCGTGAATGGAAACGGCGAAATGTTCCAAGACGATGGCGATGCGCAGGCTATCGTTGATTCGGTAATGACCGGGGATAATGAATTTGCTAAGAAGATTCTTGTCAAGTTTGCAAAGCTCAGTGATGAACATTGGAAGCAGCTCCAAGAAATCCTAACAGAATTGGAAAACAATTAAAAAAAAGAAAGGCCAGAGAATAAAAAGCTCTGGTCTTTTCTTATATTCTGCTTTGTTGTTTTGATTTATAGTGATATAATAAAGTCAACTAATACCAAGGAGGAAATGTCTATGAAGAAAAAGCTATTAATTGCATTTTGTACTTTTGCAATTTTAGGAGTTTCTACTCCAACTTATGCAGGCGGCGTGACTGGCGTTGAAGTTCAAAAGGATGACTCTGAAAAGTACGGTGTAATCAGTGATTTTGATTATGATATAGAGGGAAACTCTGTGAAATTGCACGGTTATGATGGCAAGTGCAAAATTTTGGAAATTCTTCCATCATACAATATTGACGGAACAGACTACGCAACAGATTTATCAGATTTCCAGATTGGAATTGGAAGTTCTCATGTTGAATCAGTTATTTTTCAAGAAGGAATTACTGAAATATATGATGCTGTTTTTAATTCCTGTGATGTTCAAAAAGTATTTTTTCCTAAAAGTATGATAAACGTAACAGATAAAACCTTATCTTACTTAAATCCTAAAGAAGATGGCGATCTCATCCAGATTTACTATGCAGGCACACAAGACGACTGGGGAAACATTTTTACAGAATATAAAAGAACAAAAGTTGAAGATGCTGAATTCGGAGAGGAATTAGGAACATCTATTGCGGACAAAATAAATTCAATGTTAGGCAGCGATTATGACAGTTCCGAATTCGAATATTATTTCTCCGCATCGCCAGATGATTTAAAAACAGAATAATTATTATGCCGCATCTGCTTTAACTGTAGATGCGGCATTTTAGGCTACTTTTCTCTTAAATATAAGTATACCAGCAACTTGTATACTCTTTTTAAAGTACTTTCTAATTTTACCTTATCTAATAATTCAATAATCTCTTTCTTATAATCCATAAATAACCCTCCCTGTTTGAAAACTACCGCCTACATTAAAGTATATGTCCGGACAGTGGGAAATATGTCTCGAACTTATGTTTACATTATACTTTATGATATGTCCAATAAAGTGGAGTAAAACGGGATGCATTCAAATTCCCCCTCGCCAGTTGCCAGCGATAAACTGGAATATTTGTGATTTCAAATATAACCTTTACTTTCGCAAATATAAATTTCGTTTTTACCGGATTTTCTGTGATTTCTACAATATCGTTCGTTCTTAGAACCTCTTTTATGCTCTGGTTTAAGGTTGAATGCTTGCACATATCCTCTGCCAAGCGGATGGAGCTTTTACGCAAATAATCTTGATTGCACATCGGCAAGTGAATGATGTAGCTTGCAAAGAAGATTACTCCTACTGCGATCAGCAATCTCTCAATCTTCCTCATAATATATACCTCTTTAGTCTATAATTTATGTACTTAGTTATACCACTTTTTGTGCAAATTAATCGGGCAAAACGATAAAACTACATTTTTGATGGATAAAAATATGAAAAATATTTCGGTTTTGACTATGCTATTGTTGAATCTTGCGGTATAATATATGCAAATTTTACCAAGGAGGAAATATTTTTATGAGAAAGAAAGTAAAGCTTCTAGCCAGTATCGGGCTGTCAAGTATTTTACTTGCATCCATGCCATCCAGTGTTTTTGCAGAAGATTTTGTGCTATATGAAGAGAACGGCATTCATGTTGAAACAAAAGGATTAACCGATTCCCCGTCCACAGGTACTATAGGACTGTACATTGAAAACAATTCTAATTTGAATTTAGGCATAGCTCCTTATGCTTATGCCATAAATGGCATCATGGCAGGTGGAGATCAGTATGGCATAAATTCCTCTGATGTAGCACCTGGAAAGAAAGCAAATTCTACTTTGGAACTGATAGATACATGGGAAAACAAGGATTTCTTTAAAGACTACCAAATGAACGAAGTAGATAGCTTTGATATTCTACTGTGGGCTTATGACAATGCAAAGAGTTTCAAGGCTTTTGACAGCGGTCAGATTCACGCTGACGTAGCCGGAACTACCGTAGTTTCTTCTCCTGTATTTGACAGTGCACAGAATTTGTACAATCAGAATGGTATTAGTGTCGATTTCATATCCTCGGCAGGTAACAGTTTTACATTTTGTATCACAAACACTACTGGGCAATATTTCGCATACGACGTAACTTCTGAGACTTATAATGATTTCACAATGTCAGATAGTTATGAAGTATACAATGAGTATTTGTTAGATGGCTGCAAAACTCTTATAACTCTGACTCCTACAGATGAATTTCTTGCGGCGAACGGAATTTCTGATGTGTCAAACGTAGATTTTGCATTAACGATTCGCCCATTAGCAGAATTCGCTAACGAATATACTACAGACTTGATTTCATATCAGAAATAATTCATTGCACAAATATCGTAAAGCAAAGAGCCGAGGATTTTACTCCCCGGCTCTTTTTTATGGCAAAGCCTGCATTCACGATCACGTTTCCTCCCCAGATCAGTCTGGCAGGCTGTACCAACGTATTAAGATGTCGATTTTTTTCAAACTTCCGCTGAACTATTTACACATTTCCGTTTCAGTGCTACTATATTACCATAATTAATTACTTAGATGAGGATAATCTGATGAAAGTTGAAGTGCAAGCGATAAACGGAAGGTGATTACTATGAAAATCGCTATTTGTGACGATTGTGAACTACAGGTTGAGTATTTCAAACATCGAATTGAACCATTTTTAAAGCAAAATGGTGACCGGAACTATACGATAGACGGTTATTTCAGCGGGGAGCCCTTGATAGATGATGTCAAGGACGGAAAATGGTTTGATATGATTGTTTTGGATGTGGTACTTAAAAACGAAAATGGCGTGGATATTGCCAAAGAACTCCGAGAGTGTGGATATAAGGGCAAAATTGCTTTCTGGACAGCTCACAAGGATTTTGTTTTTGATGCGTTGGATGTTGAATTTACGCATTATATCATCAAGGGAAATGAACACGGAAGAATGTTTTCTATGATTGACAATACCTTGAGTGATATGAAACACAAGATGCTCACAATCAGACACAGAGATTGCATTATAAGGATTCCATTGAACAAAATCGAGTACCTCGAAGCACGGGATAAGCAAGTTTTTGTTCATTGCACGAACGGGATTATGCACAGTATGTATGCAACTTTAAAGTCGGTTGAGCCTTACCTTGATAAACGGTTTTTGCGTTGCCATAAGTCATTTGTTGTAAACATGGATTATGTGCAAAAGCTGGATTCTGATTTTACGATGTTTTCTGGTGATAAAGTACTGATTCGTAAGAACGGATATGCGGATATTAAAAATCAATATTGGGAATATATTATTAAATAAAATAAAAGAGATGATCTGTCAAGGAATAGAAACAGATCATCTCTTTTTTGAGTTCATATCCAAACTCTGGGGAGGAGTTGAATTATGGTATATTTATTATATTACATTTATCACACTTTGCAAATATATTTCGTGGAAACAAATCCGAAATACTTTCCGGCAATGCGGATATAGTACCAAGATGCTCCATCTTTGGCTTTAATGGTATCGCATACATCAACTAAATTGCCTTTTGCAAGTGTAGGATAGCTTTTAAGCTGTGCATACTCTGTTCCTGCCCATGTGCGGACATTAAGTGTATTTGCAGTCACCTTTCCCACCCACTTCGGAGTTTTAGACAGAATAGTTGGCGTTGAAAGCGTACTTGCTTTTGCGCCAGTGGTAACAGCGATAGCCACGTGGTGGTTATCATTCAGGAGGATATCTCCTGCCTTTAGATAGTCACCGGATGTCAGATACTTTCTATCCGTCAGTACTTTCGCACCGGCAATCTTCATTGCAGCTCTCATGTTTCGCGTTGTCAGATAGATGCTTACTGCTTTCAGTTTTGCATTATTTAGGCGATATCCAGCACCCTTAACGATTGCAGCTGTACTTGCACTACAGTCAGATTCACAAGCTATTGTGATCTGCGCCGGATCGTAGTTACTTGCCTTTAAGTGCCGCCAGAATGAATACCGGTCATTGCTGTTTCCGGCAGTGCCCTGATCGTATCCAATGAGATTGTTCTGTGCCGCTTTTGTCGCCATGTCTGCGATCATGGCTGCGATTTTAGCGTCATTGAATCTTAGAACACAGAGCCACGGTCTGCTGTACCAGTTCATGATCTGATATTCTGTACCAGTCTGATCTCCTGCTTTCCCACCTGCATATCTTCCTCTTTCATCATGTCCGCAGTTACTGATTTTTACCATTTTAGTTTCTCCTTTCTGGTTAGAATCTCTGTAGTCCTTGTAGAACACATCCATATCAACATTTCCGTTGATTCCAGGGATCTTGGCCTTGGAACTGTACTGCCATCCTACACCAATATCAGGACGCAGACGTTCTTGCAACCATCCATTGTCGTTCCCCGGATACCTCGCAATCCAAAAATCATACTTTTTCAGGTGACTGCAAATCACGGTATTGTACCAATCAACGTTGCAGTAAATTCCGAACTTATATCCTGCGGATTCCACGATTTCACGGAACACATCAGCCATCTTGTGAATGCTTTCAGAGCCAAGTGTACGCTGATTATTGTGTTCCAAATCCAGAAATACTGGAAACTGAATTTTCCGTCCATTAAGCACCGAAACAACTTTCCTTGCTTCTGACTGGATTTCTGCAATTGTCATGGCATAGGAGTACTTATACACTCCCACCGGAATTTTATATTTATTGCATCCGGCAAAGTTATTCTCGAACTGTCCATCAATAACATTTCCGGCTTCTGTAATTCTCAAGATTGCAAAATCCATTCCGTAATTTGCAACCTTATTCCAATCAATCTTCCCTTGCCACGATGATACGTCAATTCCTTTAATTTCCATCTGTCTTCCTTTCTCCGGTCTTGCACCGGCGCAAATTCCAATATATGTCATTCAAACGTGCTTAAAAAGTGTTATGCTCGTTTCAATACAAGATCAATAAGGTAATTTCCTTGTGGAAATGTCGGATTCGCATAAACAATATTGTTTTGTATTGCTATTGAAGCTATAGTACCTGTAGTACTGACAACTCCAATATTGGATACTGCTTGCATTTTTATATCGGATGGTAATATTGCAAGCGTATCCTTTGAAGCTAATTGGGCAGGCACCTCGACACCGATATGTATATACACAAACTGTGAATTATAGACACAAAAAGATGTACCGAGTACATGCGCAACAGAAATGTTAGTTGTCAAATTCGTGTTTAGTGTATTGATACCTAGCTTGTCTTTCAGGTATGTAAATAATTGTGAGAACGATACTTTTTTTAATACATTCCCTTCTCCAACTATCAATGTGTCACTTTCTGCCGGTGTTGCTTTCGAAGTCAATGCCGACATTAATATTGTTTTTAATGATTCTGCCATGGTGTCACTCCTTTCTTAAGAGTTGCTTTATTTCATTAAGTTCCTGTTTGAGTAAATCTATTTCTGACTTCTGACTTTTAATCATTGCAAACATTGCCGGTATCATAATACGTTCGTTCCAGTTCTCGGCTTTGCCATCTATGTGGTCGACCGCCAGAGGAAAATACATATCCACATCTTCTGCTATGAACATTGGAAATTCTGCGTCTGCGCGTTCATCTCCTTTTGCAAGGTAGCCTTCTTTATACCGTGCCATTATCGGTTCGATGTTGTACAGATTCTCAATAAATTCTTCTGGCAACGAAGCTCCGAGGATTTTGTAGCGTTTGGAGGAAGATGAACTCATGCATACTAGATTGTTGTAAATCCTTAAATAATTTCCAGATGAAAGTGTGTCTAAATTGAAAATCTGAAATTTATCCGTTCCATCGGAAAAAGGTTCTGTTCCGCAAATTATGTTAAAGCCCCCATCGGCAACAAGACCATTTCCATAAGCACTCAAGGTGACCCCATTAATGCTTATTTCTTCATTTTCTGCGTCCAGTATTATAATGCCGTTAGGAGACTTTAATTGTCCTGTCTCACTATCTAGAACCCACCCGGCAATATTTCCAGTGTTAGCACTTAATTCACCAGTAAAAGTTCCTTTTGCTGAATTCAAACTGCCGGAAAACGTTCCTTTTGTAAAATTCACTCCTGTGTTGTCAATATATCCAACTTGATTACCGGCTGAATCTCTAATAACTAATTTTCCATTGCCATTATTTACACCGCCCAATGTCAATTCACCGCCAAGCGCTGCACTGAAGCTGATATACAGTTGACCATTCTTGTAGTACAGGCCTTTCCATGCACCATCATTTGATAGTATTTCTACGATTTGCGATTGTGTCAGATTGTCCACATCAATTACTACCGCAACACTCTGCATATCCATCAATGTTGTAGTTCCACCGGACGCATATAATTTACATCTAACATTTGTCACATCTCTCGGAATACCGACAGTTGAACCATTAGAACTTGCTACTGTCTGACCAGATCCATTTGTCAAAATAGAATACAAATAGTGTGTCACGGTATCCTCATCGGTTGAACTAGTATAAATGGTATTCCAAGTGTTTCCGTCAGCAGTCTCTTCAACAACGAATCTGCCTTTATAAGGCACTCTAGTAGCTGACTTTCCGTCACGATAATACGCTTTAAATGTTATAAAGTTTGGACTAATTGTCTTGTCAGAGCCACGTTTCAAGACGTTACATGATGGCTCAACCATGTATGTTCTACCAGGTTCACCATCTTTTCCATCTTCGCCCTTTTTCTGCTTGGAAATCGTAAATCTTTTCGTTATAGAAAGATTAATCAGGTACGTTGCTTTAATATCCACCCATCCGTTATCAGCTATCAGTCCTGTGACTGTATAGGTGTGCGTATTGACATCCCAAGAGCCGGTCACGCTGTCGGATTTTGTGATTGTATAACTACAATCGTCTGTAATATCCGATGAGCCATACATTACAGTAGCTTTGGTAGATACCTGTGGAAATACTGCGATATTGCCATTTGCATCAGCCGTAATCGTCTGCATTTCGTTTGATAGCTGCAAAGTCATGTTTTTAGCAAGAGCTGCTGCTTCAAGAGCTTTGTTTGCTGTGGTATCATCAGTATATTTATTCAGTTTCTTCCAGTCAGATGACGCATACACACTTCCTTTTGCTCTTGCTACAACACAAGTGAGGATATCTCCGCCGTCTTGAGACCATAAATCTCCGATATCATACGGCGGTGAAGGCTGTACAACAAACGTCCTTCTCTTGCCGTCTGCGGTATCTTGCGCTTTCTCAGCTTGTGCAAGTGCTTTGGAAATGTCGTTGTCTTGAATCATCTGCCATTTCCATGTTGCACCGTCCTGCATAAACCGATACGCGTAGCCAGTGCTCTTCCAGTAAAAAAGATCACCTTCGTGCTTTTTGCGTTCTTCTGTGCTTGTCCATTCAGAAGCCGGTTTGTTCTGTAAAGACGGTTCGTAATCATAGAAGAAGGACTCAATCTGTCCATCAATCTGTGCTTGTAATCCAGCCAATGAACCTGTTACTGTGTCAGCGTAATCAGCTAATTTACCATCTGAATAATCTTTGCTCTCCTGAAGATTGTCGGATAATGCTTTTGTGGCTGTTTTGCCACCGATAATAACTGAATCACCACTGATTATTACTTTTTTGGTATCCATATCGACAGAAAAGAGAATATTCCCATCAGAATCCTTGACCATGATTGCACCGGCATTAATCCAATCAGCATTAACGCCAACCGCGTTCAAAATTCTTACAATCGTATCGCCATCAACTGTCATGCCACCATTCCATGTCTGTCCACCATCTGTGGATACGCCCCACGCCTCGGAGGTCATCTTCCAAATTGCTTTGGATTCAGCGAGTGTAGGCTTATCATGCAAATAAAAAATCCGGCTTCCATCTTCCTGTATTTCTTCGGTGGTATATACACCAGTGGCTGAATCAATTCTTTTTCCAAATTCTTCAAGAGCTTTTTCTCTCTCGGTTTTTTCCTGCTTAACCATATTTCTTGTAGTAACAAATGCCTGCGTCGCCTGGGAATATTGGGTGCTGCTATTTTTAGCAGCGCTTTTGGCATTACAAGCTATCTTCTGACCGGATCCCGGTTTCAATGTAGTTGTGGTAAGTAGCGATGTGTATATTTTCCCATTTCTATCCACAATAATCAGTGAATCTCCGGCTTCCAGAGCCACATCTGTAGGACACTCGGATTCAAATGGTCTAAATCTCATGCCAACGCATTTCTCGGCAATCATTGAAGCAATCGTCTGGCCATCGCCAACACGAATTAATTTATTACCAGAAATTCCAAGTACATATCCCTCTGTACCAACCATGTAAGTTTGCGGATTATCAGAAGAGGATTCGCTGTATTCAGTTACTTTCACGCCTGTGATTACTACATCTGTATGATGCGGAGTAAAACCATAGGTGGTTTCTATTTCAGAAATGTTACCTTTTTCGTCAGTTGCAAAAAGCCTCAGAATCCCATCATTTTCAAGAAGCGTACCATTGTCAGCCGACAACGCACCATCTGAGTTCGAGAAGTTAAGATTAACGTTGCTTCCGTCCTGTGTTTTTAATACTCCAAGTTCATCAACTGTAAGTTCTTCTTCATTGACAAAACCGTACCAATTGACGCACAATCTGCCATATTCATCGCATCTCATCCACTGACAGCCAATCTGCGCAACCCACTGTAGAACCTGGCGAAATGTTAAAGCTTCGTCATTTGGACGATTCTGCACAATGTAATCATCTCTATAGAAGTTTAAAGTTTGCAGAGTAACCCCACATACCTCGCAGGCATCTCGTACAATCTGCCCTCTTGTTGCCGGATATTTCAATTTGCTGTCGGAATAATTGCGGTCAAACTTCCGCATATTATCTTCGCACGTAAGGTCTATGGTCACCGTTTCGTCTTCCGGCTGTTCAATAACTGTCACTGTGCAAATACGTGTTTTTTCAATAACCGCATTTTTATGAACTATGATTGTATCACCGGTTGAATCCAGTATTTGTTCTCCAGCTGAATCTAACAGTTCACTTGTATCCTCATTTTCAATCTGTAATCCAACATAACATATGACTTCTGCTCCCTCAAAATCGTAATCGGAGTACTCACCGTCAAAATTATTAATGCTAAGATTCAATACATTGATGATTGCAGAACCGATGTCAAAGCTACTATCATTAGATACGGAATCTTCGAATTCCATTCCGTTTTGCCACAGATTGGCACTGGTCAGATTGAGTACAGTTCCGTCTGTAAGTGTGATATCTGCATACTTGAGGTACTGCACGTCCATTCCGTTCTTGACTTTTTCTTTCCATCTGTTAGATAATTTTCTCATGCATTACCTCTCAATCACATCAAAACTGATAGATTCTGTTCTCTGGTTTCCATGCCACCACCATTTAACAGGCGCACTCCTGTCACCAACATAAAATGTTCTGGTTTCGTATTTTCCAGACATCATATCTGGATATGTAATTTGGATGTACTCGGGATTGAACGCTTGAAGGATCTTAGCTGTAGTAGCCCAATCTTTACCTTTCCACTGCAAAGCTAATTTTCTTTTTTGCGCTACCCTGTTTTTATGCATGACAGAGTCATCAGATCTTCCTGATTTTGCCGCTGATACGTCCTGTAATCCCCATGTGTAGGAAGACGGGCAAGGCATCGAGACACCGTTTACTTTTAAAAATATTTCTGCCATATAACACCTCATAAAAGAAAAAGCACCTCCCCGAAAGAAGATGCTTAATTACACGAAAATAGCGCCTATCGCTCTGATAGACGCTTTATGATTCTTTATTCTATCACATATACAAGGTGAGATTCAGTAAGAAAAAGTTATATTAATGTTTCTTTTGGATATCAGAAATGAATCTTTCGAAGTGCTCTTTGCAAAATGATTCGTAATCCGTGTTTCCCATGAGAATTGCCCGATTTTTTCATCCTACCATTTCTCCCTTAATTGATTAATTGGTTTTCCAGCTACTCCGGCACTTTCTCCGCTGTCGGTTGCTTTGAAATAAGCACCTTCGATTTATGGATACATAAATTCGAACATCAAATAATTCGCAGCATCGCAAAGATACTCCGTGTTACCGGTTTCTTTATTTTTTTTAATGCACATATCATGAGATTCTATGGCATTTACCAATTTCTCGCCGAAATTATCTTTTGCAGTGCCGTATTTGTAAAAACTGACTTCTACTCGATTTTGCCTCAGTTCGTCAAATCTGTCTGAATACTCTGCTGGCATTTCTTTTCCAAGTCTACTCATTTCTTTCTCACTTTCTAATTAATTACTGTATCGTTTTCCATCTAAAATCCATTTGAAGCATCTATGCGAGGAAATAATCGCCCTCTGTATTTAAAATAGATTTTAGGCTGTTTTATTCAATGAATATCTGTCCTTCATATTTTTCAAATCTGTACTTCTGTGAAATATCTGGATATTTTTCTTTATCAACCAAACTGTAAAACATTTTTTGTGGTCTGGCATATAGTTTTCTTTCTCCATACAAAGCACGGTAAATTATCAGCGGTTCGTCTGTCTCTGTATGCTTTGCTTCGCCGACAATCTTATACAGGTAATCATTGCTCCGCAAATCACTGACGGTTTCTATCTTGAAATGTTTTACTATGTCCCCCGGTTCAAACAATGGTCTGTCTATTGGCATATTTTCATTCCTCCCGTTTCTGTTTCACGCGGTTATACAAAATGTTCTGTGTCTTCTCCGTGAAGAACAGCCAGATATGATAATCGCAGTCCATATTGTTGTTTTTCCCAATGTCAGAGCCGAAATATTCGTCCATCATGTCCAGATAATATTGCGGTTCCTCGTCCTCTTCGACTATTCCGTCTTTCACCATATCCATGTCAGCATTTCGAATCATACTCAGAAACTGGTCAAGATCATTGGCATAAACCATCGGGTGTCGTTCTCCCCGATACTGTTTGAATTTTTCAAAGAAGTTGCTGACTAATGCCATAGTCAGGCAGATGTCGTGGTCTTCCAAAATATCTTCTTTGTCCCCGTACAGAGAATTAAATCCATTGTACAGGATTGTCGGTAGTTCTTCGTCTTTGTAATCGACAGAGCGATTATTTTTCACATGTGCGTACCGTTCCTGCTTCTGCTCTTTCGTTCTAGGTGGTATATTATTAATATTTATATTTATATTATTATTAGGAGCAGAAGTCTTTACTCCTTTACCAGACGATGGTAAAGTCTTTTTCTCTGTACTTGATAAAGTACAGTTTTTATCTGTATTCTCTGTATAGTGTTCTCTGTAAGTAGTCTCTGGTAATGCTTCTGTCGAATTGTCGGTGTGCATTTCGTCATTTTGTCTATTTGCACACGGACAATCTGACGTTGAAATTTCAACAGTATCTTTTAAGACTTTTTCAAGAACATCTTCGTTAATAGAATACCATTTAGTTCTGTCCCTACTATCCTTGTTATAATTGCCTGTAATAACAAGACCGGAATTTACCAAATTTTTAAATGCTCTTTCAACAGTTTTTGTTGACCACCATGGAAAATTTTCTTTTCTCCAATTTTCCATGGTATTGTAGCTCCAATACTTTCCGTCGTGATAATTTCTTTTTAACTTTTCATTAATTTCAAGCCAATAATAAATTTGTCTTAAAACAACAGCTTCATTAAGTCCTATTCTTACTGCAAGTTCTGAATTTATAACAAGATTGCTTTGAGTAGATAAAATAAGATCTGATAATTTTTTATTCATAGTAGATAACCTCCATGTCGTTAATGTGTGACTGCCTTGTAGCCACAGATCCATGATTTATAAAAACAACAGGCAGGTACATCATGGAATTGCACTTGTCCCCCGTCGGGTTAGCCTGTTGGTTTTACCAGACAAAAAAAGAGCACACCAAAGAATCGTGAGGTTTTTCCCTCGTTTCATCTTTAGCGTGCTCTTTTCAACAAATGTAATAACTATCTCTCGTTTAGTATATCAAATTTTACCGCAAAAATCAATATGCCGGGGACGGATTCATGCGATAATCTGTGTTGTTCTGAGCCTTTGTGACAATTCGCGCCAGTTCACGTTCGTTCACCTTGATGCTGTTCATGATGTACTCTGGTGAAGAACCACCAAAGCCACCATTGTTCATCAAAGCAGTAACTACGCCACGCTCGACAGCTTCCATGATCTCATCTTTCGTAAGTCCCATGTTGCCGTCATATCCAGACATGATACTGTCGGCAATGGATTTCATGGCTTTACGATTTTCCAAAGGAAGAACGGCTTCCTGTCCTGCTTCGCCTACACCAATGACAGATGCATTTTTGAACAAACCACCTTTAGCGTACCAGTTCGGACTATAGACAGGGGTTGAACTGGTACCACCGTTCCCAAGGCTATGTGTTTTCCACTGAGAAATATAATACGAAAGCGTAGGCATTCTCACGGATTTCATTCCATTTCTTAATGATTGAGCCGCATTATGACCAATGCTGTACATATCACTGAATGCGCTGCGAATAGTTCTCATAAAGCTATTTAAAGAGCTATCCATACTCTTTGACATACTTCCAGAAACATAAGAAGAGATATCTCTTCCGATATTCTCCCATTTCTTATAAGCAATGTTGTACTGACTTTGGAAATGGCTTGTTACAGATTTGTCCATATTTCCAAGTTCTGTACTTACGGCATTTTTCATCTCTCTTGCCTTTAATGTGGCTTCTCTGGAAGAATTGCCCCATGAACTCGTGGTAGTGCTTTCCATGCCTTTCATGTAAGTATCGGCTTGCTTCTGGATTTCCGAGAAATCATCTGTGGCACTCTTGGCCATTGTGTTTGTAGCTGACTGAGTATCTTTTGATGCCTTACCAACAGAAGAGGAAATTGTCTGCTGTGCACCAACGATATTTTTGTCCGCTGCTGACTTTGTAGCTATTGTTGCGTTCGGGAAATCTTTCGATAATTTACTGTTCAATTCATCGAGCGGAACACCTGCGTTTTTCAATGAAGTATAAACTGCATTTAGTGCATCAGTTGTATTGCTGTATGGGACTTCACTAATCATATTCCATGCAGTCGTATAATTTCCCCCAAATTCAGTGGAAGAAAGGCTCAATGCGTACAGAGTATCTTTCAAATTATCAACGCTGATCTTTGACGTATCAAACTTGCTTGCAGCTTCAGACACGCCTTCTCCAAGAGCAGAAATTTGATTGGTCATGCCTTCAACAAATTCAGCCGATACACCTGCCTGTGCGCCATACTGCTCAAGAGCTGTTCTAGCCTGATCGGATGAAACACCATACTCTTTCAGTTTTTCAACCATATCAGCATACATTTCGTCATGAGTTTTTCCAAGTTCTTCGTCCTTTTCAATCAGTTGCCATAATGCTTCTGACTGCTCATTAGTAAGATTCGCTACATTAGTAAGCTGTGTTGCGTAATCATGGAGATAACCACCATACTGTGTAGTCATTCCATTACCACCTTGCATGGTCTCAAAAAGTCCTGCTAATTTCTTGGTAAGTAATACTGCACCATCTACTGCAAGAGCAATTCCACCACCAGTTGCAACAAGTGAGCCTAACGATGTCCCAAGAGCCGGAATAGTTGTTGAGACTGCTTCTGTGATTGCGGGACTCAGCATACCTTGTACAGCTTTAGAAAGATTTCCAAATACAGTATCACCTGTAAAAAACTTAGTAATTGTATCAACTAATGGCATGAGCTTATTACCAATAGCAAAAACAGCCATTGCCTGAACAAATGTGCCGGCAGATGTTGTTCCGAGTCCTTCCCAGATTCCACCAAGAACGTCTCCGATAACCGTAAGTAACTGTGCAAGATGTTTTCCCCAGTCAATTTCACTGAGGAATACGCCTACATTGTGTCCAAACGCTTCCCAATCGACACCCCTTGCAATCTCAATAAGTGACGTGAGTAATTTGTTAATAAATTCTTCTAACTTCTGTCCATTCTCTTTCCAGTTGAATTCTTGCATGAATGTGGTGATTCCATTTGTAATGTTATCAACAAGATTTTCCCAATTAAAGCTTGCTGTAAATGAAGCCAATGTATCAAAAGCACCATTCAATCCAGTTGCAAGTGTATGAGCAATTTCACCGAAATTAATCTTTTCAAAGATTCCGTTCAAGCCTTCTGCGACAGCTGTTCCAATTTCTCCGTACTGGAGATTTTCTACGAAGCCTGAGAAAATATCCCATCCACGCATAAAGGAATTTCCAAGCAGATTGCCGAAGTTTTCCCAATTCACTTCACGAACAAGGCCAGTGATACCATTGGCAAATTTAGCACCAAGGTTCTTCCAGTCGATTCCTTCCAGAAATTGGTTTGCAGTATTTACAATAGTATTCATACCGGCACCAACGGTACGTCCCATCAAATCCCAGTTGATGTTATCAACCATACTGTTAAATGTTTGGGTGAACGCACTGGTGAATTTAGTGATGTACGGGCCTACGTTATTCCAGTTAATGAAATCATAAAGCTTTTGCATTCCCCAGTTGATGCCATCAGCCATGATTTTTCCAAGGCCTTTCCAGTCTTTTCTCTTAAAGGCATTTACAATGGCATCTGCCATTTCATTTGCCCTGTTGGACATTTTCTTGAATGCTTCGTCCCATGCTTTTTGATATGCAGATAAAGCATCGTTCAAAGCTGCATCAAGTGCTTTGATATGCCCCAAACCGCCTTTTCCAGAGCCAGAAGATGGATTACTTGTACTACCAGAATCAGAATTGTCATTAAGCTGATTCAGTTCATCAAATGAAAGAACTGACAATGTTTTTTTGAGTTTTTTAGCATTCTTATTTGCAGTATCAATAGAATCACTGGCATTATCCATATTATCTGCAATATCTCCGGTATCTACAGAAATACCACCAGTAGATGATACAAAGTTAGACAGTTTGATTCCAAGAAGTTTTGCAATATAAGCGAACATTCTTTGTATTGCGATTACTATTGCATTGATATATGGAAGTACTGTTTGCAGTATAGGAATGAATAAGGAACCTATTGTTCTACCAAGGGATGCAAAGTTAGATTGAAGCATACGAATCTGATTTGCCGGTTGATTGATTGTGTTTGATAAATCAGCCCATGCATACTTAGAGTTGTTCAGCAAGATAATCGTTCTCAAAATCGTTTTATCTGCCTGAGATAACTTTGATATGCTGGTGTCGATTCCCAGATTGTATAATTCTTGTTGCATATTAGCATTACGGATATTGATGCCGTACTTGTCCATTGCACGGCTCATACCAGTCAAGCCAGATGCCATGTCCTGCCATACATCCTCGAAGTCCATGTTTCGTACAGAAGCAAGGTCAGCACCAATCATAGTGAGTGCATTAGACAATTTTAAGGCAGTCTCTGATGTATCGCCCATAGATGATGCCATCTGTGCAAATGTTGCCTGATACTGCATTGTTTTTTCTGGGTCAAGTCCAAGACTAGCGGTATTGGTTCTAGCAAGTTCACCAGTATCTGAAATTTCGAATCCTGTCAGTTTCTGTGAAAGCTGTTTTGCCCTTTCCTGGAATGAATTTGCATATGCTTCAGCGGATTTTATGCCACTTTTTTTCCATTCGTCAGTGTTGATTCCTTCTGCCACCTGATTGAACGCAGAGTTGAAATAGTTCAGGGTCTCTACATAGTTCATTGCGGATTCTACTGGCGATGTCAGAACATCTAATGCTCTTTTTACGAGGAAACCTTTGGCGTAAAGAGCACTCAACTTATCAGTTACTGAACTCATAGGATTTGACAATCTTCTTATTTTTTCACTAGCTTCAGAAGATGCATTTCCAATACCTGCGATTGCAGATACAGCTTTCCCGCCTAAAGAAATAGCTTTTGAAGCAAATTTTTGAAAAGCATTTGTCAGCCCATTGATTACAGTACTTGCTTTTGAACCTAACGAAGAAATCGTGTTAAATGAATTCGAAACGCTATTCGTGGCACGCCCTACTTTACTTCCAGACGATGCTAATACTGCAAGAGCTTCTGTCATTCTTATTGTGCTCGAACTGATATCTGGCGCGCTTTTCATTACGTCAAAAAACTTCAAAACCTCTTGTGCGAGAGTTGATAATTGACTTGCAGTCTTTCCGGTTTTATCTCCTGCACTAGCTAATTTTCCAAGAGAAGTAATAAAAGCATTGGTGGATGCTGATACTTCGCTCATAGATCCTAATTTAGTAGCCGCATTATTTAAACCTGTCGCAAGATTCGGAAGTTCCTTTGATACATTGCCGATATACTGTCCTGTACCGGCAAGTTTAGCTATAGCGGTTGTGAACCGGCTAACGCTCGGAGAAACATCTGGAATAGCATCAAGTTTCTGCATCTCGGTAAGAATTTTACCTAATTTTCCTGTATCAAACTGACTGAAATCGGATTTTCCAAGACGATTGATAGCGTTTATAGCCGCATTCAATCCATTTGCTTTAAAATTCACGCTACCTAAACTTTTTAAAGAATTGGAAAAATTATTTAACCGACTTATGTCAAGATTTCCAAGGGCAGTGTTTAATGTATCTAATTTTTTTACAAGGTTATTAATAGACCGTACCGCCTGAGTTGTGCTACTGTCTATTTGTATATTGAGGGTATCTATGGTATTATCGGCCATTAAAGCACCTCCTTTTAATCAAAAAAATAAAGGGCAGACAAGACTTTTAATCCTGCCTGCCCTCGTCATTATTACCATGATTCAGCTCAAAATTTGCTTGCATGAGTTGCAATGTCATGAGCAACCTGTCACGTTGCCGTTTCTTTTCTGTTTCAGAAAGATTCTCTTCATCCTCTTGCTTTTGCTTTTCGGCTGTTTGTGAAAATGGTTCTTTAAGGTATTCAGCTTTTGACTTTTTACCAATAAGCACATTTGCAACCGCAGTCTGAACTGCACACATCGTGTACATGTTGAACTGCCATGCTTGCGAATCTGCCATTTTTTGTTTTAATTTGTAGGCTTCCATGTATGGTTCTAAATCATACGGTGTGGAATCCCAAAACTTTTCCTCAGAAACGCCAATAGACAAATAAAGTGGAAGTAGTTTTTTATGGACTACTTCTGAAAAAGTTAGCTCTTCTTCTTGTGATCCTGTGGAGTCTTCGGAAGTTTCTTTTCTTCCTCCGATTTCTCCTCCATTGCTTTTACCATTCCGGATAAAAAACCGTTCTTTTCAAGCTCCTGACTTGCTTTTTCAAATAAAGTAAATCCATTATGAGGATTTTCCTCTGTGGATTCATCTTCGTAGTCGTCCAGAAGGTCACATACCTTTTCATATGCAACTTTCTTTTCTTCTTCGGTTTCATACCCGAATTCATCTTTGTGTTTTCTTTGCAGTCCTGCCAGAATCAGTTCTGGAAGCATTTTGATCATATCTTTCGGGTTGGTGATTGCCCCCATGGAAGACACCTGTGTAAGAATGTCCGACTGAGTAAGCACTCCGTATCCAAATTTTACTTTGTATGTTTTATCATTTACTGAGAAACTAAACATGAATTATCCTCCCTGTTTTATATCTTATTCAGCAGCCGCCGTCGGCTCAATTTTGGTATCCAGTCCCTTATATGTATTGATGATAAGAGAAATGGACATGGTTGCTGCTTCGTTCTGTGCAATTTCTGGCATTGGAATTTCGCGACCGCATTCTGCAATAACAAAGAATGCGTCGGACATATCCGGGAACGACACCTGAAACCAGGTTGCCAATCCTGTAGTTTTTGCAGCCTTAGAATCTTCGTACAGTTTCTTAATCTGTTTAACAGATTTGTCTGGATCCATAATAAATTCAATCTCCCAAGTACCACCTGTATCCTGTCTACCAGCTGCATACTGAGTCAGATAATCTTCCAGTGCAGAAACGTCAATCTGTTCTGTGTCAAGAGAAATACCGCCGATGGAAGAGGCTTCTTCCAGCTGTGTGAATTTGGCAGGTTTTGTACCTTTCACGGTTTCAACGGCATATGAAAATTTCACACCAAGTGTAGTTAATCGTGCCATTTTGGCTCCTTTCTGCCTTTCGGCTATAATTTGTTGCAATAAAAAAGAGCCTTAACGGCTCTGGTTCTAGTACGTAACCCTGTACCGGGAGATAAAAGGATCACCTCCTTCTAGTCTTCTTTGCTTGCCTGCTTTACAATCTGATTTACATAATTACTAAGTCCTGCAACGAGGATTCCCTGTGTGATTGCGGTAAAAATTGCCATTGCGATTTCCTGTGCGCCAGATATAGCGCATGTAGCAATAACATAAATTCCACAAATCAGAATGCCTAAAGCACCAAGGATTGCCGGGATATATTTGTCCGGTATGACTTCGGATTTTTTGATTCCCATTCCGATAAAGTACAGTACAACCGCGACAATAAGAAGTTCCGGTTTCACGTAATTCATAATCTGTTCCATGTTTTTCTCACTCCTTTCCTAGAGTAATGTGCCAGTATATATCCGGCTATATCTGCTAACAACACGTTTTATGCTGTTATCAGCATTATTTTGTCTTACGGGCCCGTATATCCTACGGAACCCCATGCCAACCATAGCCTTGTGACTGGCATCGTCAATTTCATATGCTTTTGAAGAAGCTTTTGAACCAGTCGCATAGGATTCTGATTGGAAAGATGGCGTTGTCGCGCACTCATCTCCCTCAAGATTGCCACGTGATGTTGGATTTCCAAGTAAGAACAAACGTGCGTAAACCCTTTTGTTTGAAGCTACCGTCTGACTTTCGTCATTAGAAAAGTTCCCTTTTCCTACAACGGGTTCAATAGTTGCTTTCCATCGTTCAAATACATCCGAAACTGGATTTTTCACTACATCTGGCATCTCTGTCACCACCTTGTTTTGAGCATAGAAAAAGCACCCACCATTCCGGTAGATGCTTTTATATTTTACAGTATACATAAAACAGACGTTATATTCAGTAAGAAAAGGTGATATGTTTTTATGCAGAAAATACTTCTTTTGCGATTCTACGGATATTCTGCATAATTTCTACGCTCGCTTTGTAAACGGGCATTGTAGCCTCTGTACCGTAAGAACGCACCCATTCGCCAGAGCTTGCCACATATACCCACGATTCGTTTTTTCCTTTGCCCTGTCCGTAAGAACCAATGGTATATCCGAATTCTTCTCCTTTTGGATGGGGACTTGTTCCTGCCGGAGTGTTGTACGAAATACCAGCACCGAATTCTATGAACAAAAGTCCAGAGCCTTCGCACACAAGAGTTGCCTGCGCGTAATTTCCGAACCTGTTGATTTTGATGTAGGTATTGTGGTTTTTATCAGAATCTCCCTGTGCCAACATAATATTTTCGTCTATGACAGGAATTCCCAATTCGCAAAGCCTTTTAAGAAATACTTCATTTTTATCGCAAAGACTGTTTTGATATGCTTTCAATTCTTTGATTACATTTCCAATAGATTTTTGGCTCAGATTGCATTTGATTACTCGTCCGCTCATTCTTCTGCACCTATCTTTTTAATTCCATATCTAGCCAGATTTCCTCTTTGCGTATCAAGGATTTTCTTCAAACGATAATCTGGCGGTGTTGTAGGAATACCATCTTCCAGAACCAGATTTCCCAGTGCGTCAACCTGTGGCACAGTATCAATCCAAAATACATCTCCCTCTTGCGGATGGAAAGAACGGTTAAAGGAAGTAATGTACCTGTCGTAATCCGGCACGATTCCTGCTGATATTTCCTCTGGCGTTCCTGCAGTAGATGATACGGAAAACTTAAAACTTTGTGGCTGATTGTATGTCGGTACGGTATCTATTCCATCAAGTGTTTCGGTTACTCTTGACCAGTACACGGTCTGTTTCTGTCTTTTTAATCCTCTCATAATACTTTCTCCAATGCAAAAAAAGGAGAACATTTCTGCTCTCTCCTAAATGGTTGATTGTTTATTTTATTTCAGTTTCGTTCTACACTTCTTCAGATTTATCCATTTCAGAATCTACATTGTTCAAGATTGCGAACACATCTGTCCTCCGACTTCAATCTTTACTCTCATGTCTTTTCTCCTGTTCTTAATCAATATAAGCACTCTTTAGTTAATTAGTTGTTTCTGAGCCGCATATAGAATATAATTTTGTAGCTTCCAATACACCGTCCATCATATCCATATTGATCAATGCAATGCACTCGTTGGTAAAATATAGTAATGCGCAATGTAAAAGAGATTTATTTTTGGAAACTCTATGAATCGTTATTGTGCGTGAAGACGAATTAATATTTGAGATTCTAAAGGAGTTACTATTTTATATTTCATAAATCTTTAAGCCAACTTGAATATAACGATTGTACATCCACCAGATAAGTCAATCTTATATTGAAATGAAATGTTGCTATCAGTATATTTCATTTCAATGGTGTTGTCGTAATCCGCACCTTTAACAAGCGTTTCGATAAAAGAACCGTCCTGTATCTGAATATTAACTATAGATAATGAACTTATCTTGTATCCTCCACTACGATACGTTGAAACTAGATAAAGTCCCGGAACAAGAGGAACAGTAACTAGTCTATTGGTGATCATACCTTTATAAAAGGGTTTTAACCGGTTACTATTTAATTCATTAAGAGCTCCCACTACAGTCTTGTTTGAAGTCTGCAAGTTATTGATTACTGCATTTGTCAATTTATTGACCATCCAGTTCCAGATTCCGCTACGCTGCGATTACGAAGCGTGGACGCACAAAGCCGTTCGCATCCGACGCGCCGCCGTAGTGCGCAATGCCATGGCTGCCGCAATCACAGAAATTCGACGCCGAGGCTACATCTTTTAGCCAGAACCACGCACTGCGATTATTCACTGCCTGTTTAGAGTGTCTAAACAATTCAAGCTGATGATTCGCATTCCCTGTATCATAAGCAGATGAACTCCATACGATTGAGCCATATAACTCAACTTCGCTCAGTAGAATTGCTTGCGCAGAAATCCATTCCCAATCATTTGAACAGCCGCCAGACGTACCAAAACGGTTGTATCCGCTGGCATTGATAGCTTTGCTTACCAGTTCTCTGGTGGTTTTTAGACGAGAACCAAATTCTGCGAAAAGCTGTTGATTGATGGTTGCTCCTGCGGAAGTAGAACCAGCTGTTGCAACATTCCCAATCACTTTCGTGTTCATTTCTGACCCTTTATATCCGCCAACAGTGGTATTTGTCGGATTCATTCGGCTTCTGCCAAAATGCTGTGTACCACCAAATCCCTGTCCCGGAACCATGACGAGATGGTGATAATCCATTGAGATATTATCTCCGTTACCCCACAGGGAATCAATTCCGGCAATCGTAACGTACTGTGAGCCTGTCAACTGTAACGTACTATCTGGATTCGGCGCTGAGATTGCGCGGCTCATTTTGATGTAGTCGCCAACGTAGATATCTTCAAAGAGAGAATATCCGCCTGTTCCATTAAGGCGTTTCCACAGTGAGCCATCGTTGTAGTACGAAGTGATGTCTTTTGGCACAAGGCGCGGGATATTGTGAGACATTCTGGATAATATCGTTTCCGCTATAGATTGCATTGTGACCTGCTTATTTGATTTTCCAGATGTATCATACGTTAAAAAGGTATCCGTGTCCGCTGGCTTTGTTTTTACTGGATATTCGTTAAATTTTGCCATATTAATTCTCCTTTTCTATATTGAGCTTTTTATTTAACTGATTATAAATATCGTATTCAAGTGGAACTATATCTTCCTTTAGCGAATCAGTTTCTGCATTTACTTCTTTGAATCTGTCGCCTACGGCTTTGGAGTCGGCAAATGCTCCCTCTTTACTCAAAGTTTTATCTGAGATAGGCTTGTTTGCTAAGCCTGGATACCCAACTGGAATATCTCCGTTTTGAGTATGGATTTTTAAAATTGATTCTGCCATGAACTACCTCCTAAAAAATAAGTACACCATCATCATTTACAGCTGGCAAAATAGGGTTTTCATTTATGCAATCATTTTTTCTACTCCAACAGGGGACACATAAGTAAATTGGTTTCCTAAAATATCTTTTGCAATGCCAATTACAAAGCATCCGTAATCGGCAAGCATATTGCACACAAATTCCTCTGCATCCACCCAATACTGTTTCTTGACCATACGGTGAAGTTCTGGCAATAGACCGTAGCTGAACATTACGCAATGTCCCAACTCATGAATAAATACACGGTTCAGAAGTTCCCCACGCAGATTATTTGCAATCGAAATTGTCATTGTGGAATAATCCGATACCCCAAGCGTTCTATTGCCTGTACGGTCAATTAACACGCTGTCGTGTGGAAATACGAACTGAACTCTCCATAAGTCCCCGTTCATATAGAATTGTTTTAGCATGGTTTCTCACCATCCTTTTCATATTAAATCAAGTCCTTTGAATACTTCAAAAATCTTTGGAGATTGAATTGCAAACCAGTCAACAGTAGTTTCGTCATGCCCAAATTGCTCCATATGTTGCCAATTACACTGTAATCCGCTTTCAGACAAGAATGCATGAATGATTTCATGTCTCAATTGCTTTTTCTGCAAGAAATCAAAATCTCCAACGTTATTTACGTTGTCCGTTCTGATAACAATTTCCTTTGCAGTATTATCTGTAAAGCCGTCAATATCTGCATTTTTAAGTTCTTTTAGAATAATTCTGTAATTCGTTCCAAGAACATTTATTACACATTTTTCCATCATCAATCTCCCTAATTAAAAAGCCCCTGTTACATTCCTGTAACAAGGGCAAAATTCATTTCATATTCAATTCATCTGCTGTATCAGACGAGTTAAGTCAGTTTTCATTGACTGTCTAAGAGTCGCATCTGCATCTGACCACATCTCTGTAAGATTACGGATAATGTCAGATGTATACTCTTTCATGGAATCATCCATTTTTCTCTTAGATTCTGTATCATTGGAATCATGGTAATGCCTGCGATTCTCGCTGTATCTGTCATAGCTTTCGCCGTATCTGGACTGCTTATGGTTCATTCCATCCATCCTCATATCACTACGGTCTGGATGATAGCCCATGCGGTACATATTACGTTCAAACTCTGGATTGTTCAGATACTCGTCCATCCAGTCATCATCTTCCATGTACAGATACGGCTTGTATCCCATACGACTTCCTTTGCCTTTTGGGGCAAATCTGCCGTTTGCGTAACGATACCTGTCATATCCCATGCGTCCAAGATATTTCTCTTCCTGTTCGCATTCGTCCATAGCTTCTACGATTCTGTAATCTTTATCTGCACAAATCGCACACTTTACAGCTTCCATGCAGTCTTTCAGATCGTCCCAGTCTTGAGCACTGAGATTATTAAAGCCATGTGTTTTGGCTTTTTCCATAGCCCATTTTCCCATTTCCATTGCAACTTTATGCATTACAGTGCCCCCTTTCTAACAGCCTGTGTAACAGGTGTGTCTGTTGTTGGGGCTGTACCATTAATTGCAGTTAAATTATTGCTCGGACTACAAGCCGGATTTCCTAGCATCTTGAATACTCCGCCAGTTGCACTTGTAGCTACTCTGGTTGCGTACTTCGTTCTGGTTCTTACGCCACAAGCTGTAACCTGTGCACAGCAACGATTCTCTAGCGGATACAAAGTTGTTCCTGTTCCTATTTGAATCATTACCGGGGCGGTAATCGTAGTGGCTTCTGGTATGCTCTGTGCAATCACAATGCAATATTTTTCACCGTTATTATAACTACCTGCTGGAAGTGTAATCACAAGATTACCACCAGTAAATGCAACAGCTTGGCTTATCACAAGACGATTGCAGAGTTTACAAACATTTTTACAACTCATACTTCTACCTCTCAATCAAATAAGAGGTGAGCCACAACCCACCTCTTAGAATTAGTCAACCTCTAAGGGTGAGTTACTTAGCAACAACCGTTTCCATATCCGTTGCATCCTGCGTATGCATACGGAGCCGGTACCTGAAATGCAGGAATCGGGGATGGATTGATTGAATTGATTAATCGCTGCGTCTGTGCATTCATTTCAGTTACAATCAGCGCGGACTGGCGATCCTGAGATGCAGCACGCTTCAGATCAGAGTTCTCTGCCTGCAATGTTGCAATCTTATCATTCGTCAAGAAATCAAGGATTGCTCTTGTATTGCTGTTCTGATTGTCCAGAATATCTCTGGTATTGTTGTTCATTGTGTTTTGAAGAGCACAAGTGTTGGTTGCCAGGTTGTAGTTGATACCCTGGATAGCTTCCCTGTTGTCGCAGCAACACTGAGCTAACTGAGACTGCAATGCGTTTGTGTTCTGCATATTAGCTACTGTATCAGCGTTAATTGCCTGTTGAACACCATTGAAGCCCTGAAGCATTCCAACATTCACACCATTGAAACCACTCTGCATGGTATTGTTGAGAGCATATGTGCTGTCACAGATGCCCTGCTGAATACCTCTGATACCATTCTGAATATCGTTAAGAGCAAAACTCTCATTGATATCTGCACGTGTGGCCCATCCTTGGAATCCAGCACCATTTGCACCATTGCCACCGAAGCCGCCGCCCCAGCCGCCAAAACCTCCCCATCCGAAGATAGCAAAGATCAAGACAAGCCAGATAAGTGAAAATCCATCACCGCCCCACATGTCATTGGCACGGTTATTAGAGCCTGTAGCAGCTGCAATGTCACTAAGGCTGTAATTTGAACCATTCATCATGTTTTTAGTCTCCTTAAATATTATTTACAATAGGAGACATCCGCGGCTGTCGTCCCAAATTGTAGCGATTTTTAATCACCCAATTATGGGGAAATGTTATAATCCAAGGAATTTCTGGATAATTCCGTCTGGTGATAAGTGCTTTTCATTAAATACATTTTGCTGTATTTGATGTAATTGATCTGTATCACCTTTTTTGTATAAATCCAACGCATTCTTCAATGTCGGATTGTTTCCTGCAAATTTACTCATATCGTTCATCATGTTATCCACACTTCCGAACCTCTGAGAAATCATTTTCTCAAATTGCTTTTTCATCATGGCATTAGGATTGAAACTCATCTTTGCTTACCTCCGTTCTGCTTAGATACCGATGTCTCCGACATTTGTGTCGGGAACATGTTTTTTATTTCAGAAATCTCAGAGCAAACATCGTTTCGAAGCTGATTAATCATAGCAACTAGATCAACCTGCTTTGGTTCTTCCTGTTGCTGCTCTGCTTCTGGATTGACAAGTCGGTAAACAAAAATTTTGCTTCTTCCGTCTGCTTGTAATTGTTTCCTGTAGACTTCTGTACCATCTGTTTTTGGATAATAAACAGGATTTCCAGACATATCTACATCTTTTGCTTTTACAGTATCAATGCCATCAACCATCTGCCCTTGAAGCATAGGTGATTGTGGAACTGGCTGTAACTGTTGCATCTGCATTTGTCCATATGGCATTGCCTGTTGATAGTTATTCTGTAATTGTGCCAACCTGTCTTGATACGGCTGTATTTGTCCGTAAGGGTTGCTCATCATTGGCTGTTGCGGATAATACGGATAACCTGCCATAATCTGTTCCTCCTGTCCGGGATTCAAGAATCATATCCATATCATCTATAGAACGATGCTTTTCCCATATACCCTCGTAAGGGTTTCTTAATATAATCATTACGTTTTCTCCTATGATTATATTATATAGGAAGGAACACTGTATTTGAACGTCACTATTTCGCCACATTTCCGCCATTATACAAAGAAAAGCCCCGAATATACATCGGGGCAACTTTGGTAATTTTCTTTTTTATTTTTCTATTGATTCGGTCTATGGTTCTGGGACTGTACCCCATTAATTCAGATGCTTCCCATAATGTTTTTTCGCCATAAGCCCGTAATCGAAATAATTTTTCTTCACGTGAATCAAAACCTGCTTCTTGCAAGTAAAATTTTCTTTCATCTTCTGAAAAATCCGCATAATTCATATAACTCCACCGTCCTCCCTTACAAGTGGAATCGATTTGTTACATAGGAAATACACCGCTCAACATAAATCCTACAACTGCTCCCACGACTGCTGTTATAATGCATACAATAATGGTGTCATAACGTTTGCCAGGGACTGCCATGAGGATTTTTAAATTGTTGTTCATCTCATCGACTGTTTCTTTGATATGATCTAAGTCATTGCTATACAGGGCAGTCTTCTGTTCGAGTTTATTAATTCTAGAATAAAATTCCTTGTGTCTTTCAGACTGCTTTTCCTGCATATCATGAATATTTTTTTCAATTTCTTCGAAGCGGTGATTGTTAAAGCACTCATGTTCACATCCCATCGCTTTTCCTTTCTTTCACTCCCTATAAGATTTTTGCTCTTTCCCTACTTTAACGAGCAACCCTGCAACGTGCCGGGAGGAAAAACACATTGCGTTCCATCCCATCTTTTTTAATTGAAACTTCCAGCAAAAGGAAAAACACCATGATTAATATAAATTTCGGTTTCAGATTCCCAACTTCTATTTACAGAAGATTCAGAATGTGATCCTTGGAACTCTGCCCCCTGTTTAACCAGAAAGTAAAGCGCCAAGTCAAAAATACAATCATAGCATTTTTTCATGTCGTTTTTGATTTTATCATCAGTGTAACTAGAGGGGTAATTTCGCTTATTTTTAAATGAACGAATTGCCCGATTTACAGAAAGAGTGAGTATGGACTCAGATTCTGGATTATCTGCTAAATAAAGTGATAATTCTTCCATAAGTTCTTCATTCATTTAATTCACCGCCTCTTTCTGCGTTACTGCTGAGATAATATTTCAGAAATGATACCAGCCTTATTTGTTGAGGTCAGGGCATAGCCATTATCACTTGCAAGCTGCCTTAACTGTGGTACAGTCATATTAGACAGCTCACTTTCTGTGTATTTATGTGTTGGTTCTTTGGATTTAACACTTGCTACAGACGGTGATCGGCTGTTCTCATTGAGACTATGCCCGGTTATTCCCCCTTTGTACCAATGATAAGGCCACCATTGGATTTTGAAGCTACTGGAATAAATAAGCCAGACGCTTTTGTCCATGTAGCAACCGGGTCTGGTGTAGCCCACATGGATAAAGTAACAAAGGAACGATTTTCCTGTTCAATAAATGCTTTGTAAGCATTTTCGTCCGGTGTTGGTCCCCACAGACCTACACCGAATGATCCATCTGCTTCTGCTGCATAAAGAGTGAACACGTTTTCTTTGAAGTATCTGGAAACTCCAAGAGTTCCATCTGCTTTATCGTAATTGAATTTTCCTTCGCATGTGGCAACTTCAATATCAAATTCCTGCATGAGTAAATTTGCAAGTTCCTGTTTGGTCAGAAGACGCTTATTAGCCGCGCCTAGAACTGCTGTCTGCATTGCTTCGTTATTTCTCATGTATCCAATCATTTTCTTAGAAGTAACGGCTCTGTTAACTACATATCCATTATCTTCTGCAACTGCTACCATCTTCTGAATATCTCCCATGATGTCAGCAACAGGCTTAGACCAGTCAGAAAGATCTACTTTTGCATCAGTGGGAACTCCGAAATCAACTTCCATTTTTACGTTGTTCTCATTAATATTGAGTTTGCCGGTGGAAAGAATTTGACCTTTCATAACTTTTGTTCTCTCAAATACGCTCTTGAAAAGTCTTGTTGCATCATCAAAAACATATTTTGTAAGAGATTCATCGTCTGGAACACCATTTTCGATAGCTTCCTGTAATTTTTCAGACTGATTGATTTTCTCTTTAATCAGGAATTTCTCAGTCATTACTTTTTCGAATCCAGGTCTGGAACCGATATGTGCTTCTGTATCAAGGGCATGAACATAAGCTACTTTGGGAAGGTTCTGCCCGCTCATCAATCTGTAATATTCTGCTTTCCAGAACTTGGTTTTTACATTTGGAAAGATTACATCCAGAATACCTGCGCTCGGCACTGGAAAATTTTGGGAAAACTTAAGTCTCTCTTCTTCTGTGATAGTATCTAAAACATTATATGGCATCTGTCATACCTCCTTAAAATACTGGGTCTTCTGTAGTTACAAAAACGATTCCTGATTTCTCAAGTTCAGTTTTTGCAGTTGTATCAACTGCTACCGGGAGTCTTTTTTCAAGAACACGACCTGCAACAATCACAGAAATCGGTCTCTTGGCATCATCTGTCATATCAACATCTTCAAACACAATGCCGATTGCGCCTGTTGCATTTGTCGGATACACGGAACCTGCTTTGATAATTTTCTTAGTTCCAACTGTTTCAGCATTTGTCTGTTCTGCTGTGTAAGTTTTGAGTACTAATCCCACCTCAGATTCAAGGATATTAGGTGTGGACTTATACTGCTCGGTTTTCATAAAAGCCATAATTTAATCTCCTTTTCTTATAAATAATCAACCGGGGCATTTGTGCCGATTGTTTTGCTTTCTGTTTCTTTGGAAGGTAAGTATTTTTCGAAATATTCTTCTGCTTTACTCTTTTCTTCCTTTTTGCCACCTTTGGTTCCTCCGCCCGGATTTGGAGTATTTTTAAGTACTTCCTTTTCCCAAGCTGCTTTAGCTGTCTCAAGAGCTGTTTTATTTTCAGTGGAAATTCCGTCAACAAAAGATTGAGCTTCGTTCAGTGCATCCGCTGCTGGTAAAACCGAAAATGCTTTGATCGCTCCTGTATAGGCATCGCCTTTCATTCCTGCGCTTGCAAAAATGGAAGTGATTTTTCCTGTCAGAGCTTCTTTCTGAGAATTTGCCAGTGCAGTTTCAAGGTCAGAAATTCTTTTTTCGTTCGCAGCTTTTTCTTTCTGGCGTTCAAGCTCTGCTTTTTCTGCATCAGTCATATTCTGCTGTTTCAGCTCATCTAGTTCTTTTTGCAGTGCTTCTGCCTTATCAGCCTTTTCTTTAATGGAAGTGTTTTTGTCTTTTTCCTTTTTTACTTCTCCTGTAACGGAATCAAGGTATTTAGTCACCTGTTCATCAGATGGTTCCTCAATTCCCATACCGATAAGTACTTGTTTTGCCTGTTCTCTTGTCATGAAATCTCCTTTCTTCCAGACCAACACACTTTGTTCACACGGTTCGCTCCGCACATGATCTGCACCCGATTTGCGCTCACGGGCTGTTGCAATATTTTTGAGTATTAAAAAAGGAATCTCAGTTTCCCAAGATTCCTTAAATAATTGATGTAAAAACGCTTATTCTTCATCAGTGGAAGAAATTATTGCTGATTGATTTTGAATTGATTTCTGACTAAAATCTTTAATCAATTCTTGTGCTTTCTTCAATTCTGCGTCTGGGTTTGCCAGTTCAGGATAAACAGTTCCAAGATATGGTAAGCTCATTTCATATACCTTTTGCGGATCACTGAATAATCCACAAGTGATCAATGCAATAAGTGGGTGAATTTTATTTTTGAACAGATAATCAAGTGCCTGTGCTTTGACAAGCATGTTATCTGTCGGGTTTCTGGTTATCTTGACATCAAAATCTCTGGTAGAAATCTTGACATCATTGGATGTTTTGCGAATGATGCTGAGAATAATTCTGGCGGATGCTTTTTCTGCTTCTTTTGTGAATGCTTCCACAAGTTTTGCATCTCGTTCTGCGAAATCCCATCCATTACGTAGATATACAGCATTACCAGTATCACCGCCGGTGTTGCTTTGGCGGTTTGGCATTGCTTCCACGATCAGCATATTGTTGTAAATATCATCTTTAGCAACTTGACTTTCTGACTGATTTAATTCCGCAGTCATTAAGTCAACATCTGACTGAACACCGTTTCCAGCATCTTTTACAGATATCGCTCCAAGCTTGACCATTTTCAAAAATTCATTCTCGTCAATTTCACAGTTTTTGAATTTCATGAATGCCTGAACAAACTGCTCAACACCATTTAATCTATCTGACTGATACTTGTTGATCGCATCAAATGCTGTAATTGCAATTTCGACATCAGATAAGCGGTCGTGGTTGTTTGGGTACTCGATAATCGGAATACCGTCAAAACCATTGATACCGCTGACGGTTACTTGTCCGTTCTTTACCTTGAAATATTGATTTGAAGAATAGCAAAGGTAATATTGCTGATTTTCTTCATCTTTCAATATTTGAACAGATAGCATTGCTTTTCCTGTGTTTTTGGAATAAACAATATAAACATCTCCCGGATACGGAATGAAAATTCTGAATGGTGGTAAATCACTGTCTTTTGTCCAATCGTCTTCTCGTAGAATTGCCTTGTATGCAGTTCCTACGGCACTCTGGTATATTCCAAGCTGAATATTTCGGGCATCCGCATTTGCTTCGTCCAGATAATCATTCAGCAGATCAACCTGTTCATTTATCTTTTTATCTGCTTTTTTCTTTTTGCAGACATATTGAATAGGTTCTCCATATATTTGCCCTGCCTTAAACTTGACAACTTCCAGAGCGTGATTTTCGACAACTCTGTTATTTACTTCCGGTCTCACTAGCTTTTCTCGATATAAGATTGGTTGGTCACCTTTGTAGTACCGATAAAGATAATTAATCATCATTCTATTTCGATTATGTGTACCAATCGTATCAGATAGAACTTGAACAACATTTTCGGTAGTAATTTGAGCTACGCCAGTGTAGGCAGTTTTTCTGCCAAAATCGCCTTGGCATAGGTCAACAAAATTACTTTTGTTTCTTCCCACTGCCTATACCTCCTGTTTTTGAGCATGAAAAAAGCACCGAGTTTTCACCCGATGCTTCATACATTTTCATCATATATTATACATAATCGGAAAGTTATATTCAGTAAGAAAAGGTGTTAACTTTTGAAATTAAGCATTTCTTTTACGTAATTTACTGCTTTCTTGTGGAATTGTTTAATATATTCTTCGTTGTATTCCATTTCATCTGCAATAACAGTTAGCTTTTTTCCCTCTACGTATCGTTTATACAAAAAATCATAATACTGGGGATTTTCCACAGACTCTATAACATCTATAAGTTTCTGCTTTTTCTCCATAAGCTCTACCACATTGTCAGCTAGTTCTCGCTGCGCATCCACCAATTTTGCAATTGTATCGCCTATTTTATCTTGGCTTCCAGAAGTCTGAACGCGTTCAATGCCATACGTCGAAGCACTAATACTAGTAGCAAGCAATTTTAAGTGTTCGATTTCTTCCAGTTTGTTATTTATAATTTTTTCGTATCGTTGAATTTGATTCAGATATTCCTTTATATCCATGCTATCTCCTTCCCCAGAATGGATTCTGCATTGCAGTCGCTTTACCGCCTAATGGATTTTGTACGTACTCAGCCATCATTGCCAAAGAATCAATTCCGTCATCATGTGGTACTTTTGCCCTAGTGGTGTACGTAGTTACATTAGCCATAAATAATCCGTAATCAGACTTTGCTTTGTACTGACTTGGATGCAGAAAATAAAAATGTTTTGCTATATAGTCCGAATTTACAAGAATCTTTGTTTCTTTATTTGCTGACGTTGGTTTTGTCTCAATTTCAGCTCGGCACTTTCCGGTAATCATTTTCTGGATATTGTGTGCCACACGGTTTCCGACATTATTTGATTCGAAACGAATCTTATGTGGGTTATGTCTTACCAAAATATCTGCTGTCTTTCTATCCAAAATGTCATAGTCTGTAGTGTCATCAAACACCACATCAGGAAAGAAAAATTTATCTCCGTATTGGTATGCAATCGGTAATGATTCGAAGTCGGTTCCTTTATCTTTTGTATCGCATATCGCCCATATTGCATCTGCATTTTTATCTGGAATGATGATGTATTCATCCGCGCATCCATCCGGCACGTCTTCTTTACTGAAAAAGAATCGTTTTAATTTATCCGGCGGTAATAATAATCCCTCACGTTCTACCGGCTGTTGCTGATAAAGACAGTTGTAAGAAATTTCATCCATGGATTCTTTAGCGTCATTGAAATATTTTTCTGAGAATCCATTCACCGTAAATAAGAAATTACTTTTTCCGTTTTCGTCAAGTGCTGGCACTGCTATGAACCTTGCCCGTGGGTTTCCGGCATATAATTGTTGCAGTTTTCCGATAGGGTCATGTACTGACCATCTGGTGGCAATATAAAACTCTTTGCATCCCTCAAGTCTACGGGAGCGCAAGTCATTTACCACTTTTGTCCAGAGAGTATCAAGTCTATTTTTGTTCAATGCTTCCTCAATACCAGACACAAGGTCATCGGCAGTAAGAAATCTATTGCATCTAGTGGCACCAGTCAAAGAACCATCAATAGAACGAAATGTCCATGTCTTAAATCGTCCGTTTCTTTCGAGATTGACTGTAGTTTCCTTTGCATTTGTTCCTTGGATTTCTACGTTAGGGAATATCTCATGCCACGTGTATTCCACGGGATCATTGATGATTTCCAGAACACCATCATAAAGGGAACGTGTCAGAATGCTACTGTGTGCCGAAGACAGGTTAAAGTCATTCGGGAACCATCCACCTACCAATGATAAAAAGAAATCTTCCAGAGTACTCTTGCCACAACCCGGAGGTACGCTTAATGCAAATATATCTAATTTGTCATCCATCAGGTCTTGCAGTGAACCTATGATGTTATGCTGCAAGAACACATTTCTTCGTGGTTCATAGAATCGTTCTTTCGGGATTCGGTTCTTTTCAAGGTAAAGAAGCCCGCTGTCAACCTGATAGTTCTGTGCTTCCATCAATAAATACTGCCAGTACAAATCGTCAAATGAACCACTTCCTGTAACTGCTGCCTTTTTCGCAGCTTTATTATGAGCGTACCGACTGACTTTCATTGCCATGTTCTGTGCATCTGGATTATCCTTGAAAGGAAGGTCAATATTCATATTCAAAAGTAAATCAAGGCAGTCCTTCTGATTTTGATAGACTGTCATATCACCATTAATTATTTGATTTAGAATTGCCCGATACCATTCAAATGAGCCTTCTGTGAATTTTTGCATAAAAATAGAGCCAGACCTCCTTTCTTTTTAGGATTTAGTCTGGCTCTCATGTGGCTCTTTGACTGTTATTCACTTGCTTTGAAGTTATATATAGGTTTGATAATATCAACTATTTCTACGGTATCTTTGATGTTATCAATAATTTCTTTCGGTGGTTTGTAAGCCATAGGGCTTTCATCAATCGTAGATTTCTGAACGGATGTTGTATATATCCCATTCATAGACTTCTCAAATTCTTCTAACGATATGTTTTCTTTTGCTTTTGATCGGCTCATGATACGTCCTGCGCCATGCGGGGCTGAACAATTCCAGTCCTCGTTTCCTTTCCCAAATGCGATAATGCATCCGTCTCGCATATTCATTGGGATAAGAACTTTTTCACCATGTCTAGCTGATATTGCACCTTTGCGAACAATGTTTGTATCGTGGTCAATATAATTATGAATTGTATCAAACCATGTATTTCTTTGGAGTGTCCAATTCATAGTGTAAAATATGGTGCTCTGTATACATCGTCTGTTTATTCTTGCAAATTCTTGACAGATTTTCATATCATGCAGATATTGTTTTCTGTGTTCTCCTGTCAAGTAACACAATTCTTTCGGAATACCCAGTTTGTCTGGCTTCCATTTTCGTTTTAATTCGTCAATACCATGTTGGATTTCCTTGTGTCTGCCAGAACGCTTGTATTCTTTCACCAATTTTTGTATTTCAGTTTCGAGCTTGTCTGTACCCTGCATGTCTTCTATGGCAATTTTTTGATATATTTCGGCTACTTGTTTCCCGAGATTCCGACTCCCAGTGTGAATTACAAGATAATTTACCCCTTTTGAATCAGTGTCAACTTCAATAAAATGATTTCCGCCCCCAAGCGTACCAAGGCTCCTGCGAATCCATTCGATATTTTTAAGCTGATGAAAGCAGTGGAGTTCTTCTAATTCTTCAAAATTTATGATTTCGTCACGTACATTTCTTCCTGCCGGAACATTGTTTCTTATTACTTCGCCAAGGTTTTTTAAATCTATTGTTCCCACATCAGCAGGAATTTGTGTTGTAAGCATTCCACATCCAATGTCCACGCCAACAATGTTCGGAATTACTTTATCTCCGAGATCAGCAGTAAAGCCAATTACACATCCTGCTCCTGCGTGAACATCTGGCATGATTCGTACTTTGCATTCAGAAAATGCAGGCTGTTTTATCAATGTATAAATCTGATTTAATGCTTCAGGTTCGATGTTTTCTGTAAATATCTTCAAGTCACTCATAATGGCGCTCCTTTCTGGCTCTCTGACTGATTTATTTATTCTTCTCAATAATAATTACTTGACCTTCGAAACCAAAATCAGTTGACTGGTCAAATGTATGTGTCTCGGCTGATTCGTTATCTCTCATTGGTCGAGTAAGATACCACAAATCATCGTCTTTCCATGTGATTTCTTCCAGTTTTACACCTGGTTTTAATTTTATTGTGGTTGTCCCACCCAAACTCTTTGTTGTCGATTGACATGCTGTTAATCCAAACAGCATCATTAATAATAACGCAGCAAAAAATATTTTCTTCATAAACTCTCCCTTCACCTCACTGGAATTCCTAATTGTTTGTAAGTGAATACGGCAGTATACTTCTTCCCGCATTTGTAGCAAGTTTCTGTAATAGTGCAAGTCTTTTCTTTGTCATTACATTTCGATTCTGTATCCGAACTTTTGAACTTGCATCCACCTGTCAAAATACATTTAATCCGTTTAAAACTTATTTTCATTCAAAATACCTCTCAATATCTTTTCCCATCTTCCAGTTGAAAATGTTCCAACCTGTTTCGCCATAAGTTCAAAGCGTATTGGAAAAGTATTATCGGAGATTCCAATGTGAATTACCTTAAATGGAATCTCACTTTCTCCTACTTTCACCATAAGTGTTTCGCCATAGTCTAATCTACCAATTACATCAGCTACAAAACTGGCATATTCTGTTTCTTGTTCTACCATAACAAGAAGCGAAGATATTGCTGATTCGTATGGTTTCATAATTGTTATTGGAACGTTAGTGTATTCTGCCGTATATACTTTGTTGTCTTCGATTTTTTCGAATATTTCTTTGCATTGTTCTGGGTGTTCTGTTCTTCTTTCTTCACACGTAGTATGGAAGTATTCCCAAAATGGCGGTTCACAACATAAACGAATATCTCCGTTATTAAGTTTACGTATTTTACAACATTTACATTTTTCAAATTCTGGGAGTTTCATACATTTACCTCGAACTCTTTCTTGCAGTTACTACCCTTGCATTTCAATTTAAGATGCTGAATTTTTGTATCGGGGCTAATCAGAAGTGCTTTCTTCTCACAAAAAGGACAACAATACCACAGTTTGCCATTGATGTTCTTTATTAATGCCCGTCCGTCCCACGGTTCCGGTGGATTCATTACCTGAGAGAAATCTATCCCCTCAGATTCAAATGCTGATTTGATGCTCATCTATATTTTCTTACTCCTTTTCGCCCTGCAACGCTGCGTATATGGGGAATTTCGTGCATTCGCAAGTAATTATTTGAGACATTATAGTTGCTTATTACTTGGATTCCATAAGTCATCGTCTTATTCTGAGATACATCATAAAACGGTTCTTCTAATATGATCTTTTCGGATACAATTTTTGTGCAACCATTTTCGCATCGTAAAATATCAACAAGCCATTGTTCATTTAATTGTTGTGTTGCAAGTTCTCCATCGAAAAAAGCTATTCGTTTAATGTATACAATGCCTTTTACGAATGGCTCCTTTTCCAAAATTTTTTTAATTGTTTTAATTCGTCCGTTTACTTCAATCGGAAATTGCCATGTATTCAACGGGATTATCTCTTTGATTTTGATTGTCCCAGATGCTGTTTTAAATTCTTTCATATCAACTCACCCCATGAATCTTTCTCAGATTTGCATATCGGTCAATAATTACATCGAGTGCTGTTCCTAATTGATTGATCGTAATGCAGTTGTCCTGAATTTCTCTAAGGTAATCATCAACATCCTTAACTGCATCGCAAAACGCTGGGTCTAATTCAGGATTTATCTGCTTCTTTAACTCTTCGTTATAATTGCGCATATTATCCAGTTTAGCTCGAAGCTCATTGATTTTCTTATTTTTGTTCAGAATTTCATGTTGCTTTGCTTTGCTCTCATCAGCCAACCGAACAACTTCTTCTTTCAGCTGATCTACTGTCCATGTTGCCATGTCTTCAATTCTCATAACTACCTCCCTTAGATTTTGGTAAACGTTTCCATATCATAGTTATCCCGGATATAGTCCACACATTCACACAGTTTCTTACGCAAAACTAAATCATTTGCGATGTCTGGGTGAAGCGCATACAGCATATAACTTCCTTCTTTTCCGTCTTTCTGAAACTTCTTCCAGTCAAACGTCATTGTGAAAAGTGGAATCCTTGTGAGATTCTTTGTCTTGTGTTTTATATATAGATTGCAGAGTTTTTTAATCATTCTTTTCTCTTTCCTCCCTATGTTTCATCTGGCATTCGATCATCTTTGCTATATTCTCACGTTCCTGTTTTATTCCATGTCCTTGACGGAACAACTCACATTCAAGGATATTGCCGCATCTGGAACACTCGTCTTTAATTTCTTTTCCTGCTATTTGCATTCCCATCCATCCTGTACCATTTTAGGCTTATATTCTTTTTCGGTGTATCCCTCACCGTTACATAAGTCGCAAGTAACTTCTATTTCTTGGTAATCATCGCAACACTCCCAGTATTGTGCACGATTTACTCTTTTGATAGTAGTTCCACTTCCACCGCACTTCGGGCATCTATGAATTTTATTTCCTTGTATTAGATTTACAAGGTCATTAAGAGTCGTTTCTCCACCGTATACATTTCTCAGACGTATCACTTCATGAATTTTCATTCTTTACACCCTCCCAACATTCACAACTGTCATCAATGCATCTAAAATCTGCACAATGTTCACTGTCGCCATTACAGCAGACACCTTCGTATGTTGCATACCATTTGCATGTACAACAATAATCTTTTTCTTCCATAAGCCACATCCTTAAACAAAAATTCCAGTACACGGACTTGAACCGTAACTAGCCACCCAACGTGGAGTACTGGAAACCATTCATAGAAAGGTAAGATAAAAATGAAATCCTTCCAATGATTGCAGTTCATTGGAACGGTGCATACACGATTCGAACGTGTACAACATTTCTGTTGGATAGGTTAGCGACCTACTCTGATACCATTACAGCAATGCACCACTTAACTAACCAAAGCTGATTTTATTTTATCGTCAAAAAACCAAAAAAACGGTGGGAACCTTATTTGCAAGAGCTACGCCCACAAGTGGAATTGAACCACTACGCTGCACCTAACTCGCTCCGTATGTTTTATATTTCTTCAATTGTAATGCAATTGTATCTCTCTGAATTAATTGTATTCTCCATAGCTTCAATTGGATTGTATCCAAGATTCTGCAATACCTCTTTGAATACTGTTACCGACTGACCGCTTGCGAGCTGCACACCTTTTCTTGTAGCATCTGTATGGAACACATCATGTCTGCTGTCGACATTCCAAAAGATAATATTCGGAATAACATATCCGGCTTTTCGGAATTTCTTTTCCATTTTGTCATAGAAAGTCCAATCCTTATTCCCACTATAATCAATTTCCATATCAGAGATAATAACTATAGCTTTCGGCATCTCTTCTTGCGAAACGTTGTTCTCTTCAGCAATATCGAGTACTTTCTCAAATGCAGCTTTAAGGTTTGTGCAGCCACCCCAATCTGCATTTTTGGCATTTTTTATTTTCTGGTGAAGTGTTTCACCCTTTAATGTAACAACCTGCGGATTACTAGAGAATGTCATAAACAGATTATGATATGCTCCAACATTTCTTTCCCCAAAATAAATTGCCAATCCTATTGCAGTAGCTAGTGGTCTGCCACCATTCCAAGACATCGAGTTAGATACATCAGCCATTATCAAAGCGTTTGTTCCCTGTTCAATATAATCTGGAAGTGCTTTCCACTGTGCTTCAAGAACTTTGTTGTTTTCTCTTCCATAAAGGATTTTTTCTACGATGTCGTATGGATACAAGGTTGAAGCATTGATTTTAACTTCTCCTTTATCAGCTTTATTGATAAATTCGCTGAATCTATCTGGATCATGCTTTGCAAAGGCTCTACGATAAATCATCATTGCACGGCTTGGAACTTCTGGATATTTAATCTCGTTCCACTTACCGGCAGACATGAGGCTTTCAACAACACCTATCTGCTTTCTCATGCTGCGAATGATTCTCTTAAAGTTATAAACCGGATAGCCTAACTTCTGTGCAGTCAGAATTCCTAATTTTCTAGTCTTTGCACTACTTGCATCAGCTGTTTTAATCCATTTAGCAAGCAGAGAAATTGCTTTACCCTCATTAAGATTCTTCAAATCTTCTTCGAACTGATTCTTCATGGCTTTCCACATATCGTCTTCCAGTGGTGTTCCAATCAATTCGTAGAGATCATCGTATCTTCCAAATACTCCAATCAAATCAAGATTCGGTCTAAGTGCTTCTGGATGATGTTCTGCCATATAACGGATAATGGTTCGGAAAGTTTTTCTTTCTCCAAGTCCGCAACGAATATCTCTTGCATAGAAAATTATCTTTGTTGCAAAGAGCTTATCCTGTGCATACGCTTCTGAGAACAATGTAGTGATTCTATTCTCATCGGCATCTCTTAATGCGCCAATAGTTCCGAATAGATCAAGTCTTGCATCACTTGTGGTGTTCAGTGCGACTGCGCCATTTTCAGTTCTTGTAAACTTGCTTTCTTCTTTCATTGCATTTGCAAAATCCATGTTCTTCTCCTTTCAGGACACAAAAAATAAAATGAATTATAAAATATTCGCATAAGATTTTATTTAAGAAATAAGTTGCTGTAAGTGTCCCATATTTTTTTCATGATGCTTTTGGTTTTCATAATTAGCAGTTATGTCCAAATGATTGCTGTAAGCACCACATAAGTGGCAAGGGGTGGACTCGAACCACCAACACGTACCTTGTAATGGAAAGAATTGCTGTAGAAGTCACGAACATGACTTACAATCTTTTACTGCTCTACCAATTGAGCTACCTCGCCATATTTACCGCTTATAACGGTCAGACAATGCCTGAATTGAGTTTCGCCTTTTTGCTATAGTGTAAATCCACCTGAGGCATAGACCGCCTGTATACAAACAACTTAACTCTAAGCGGATTAAGTTGCAGGAGGCGGATTCGAACCGCCGTTCTCAAGAATATGAGTCTTGTGAGATTCCACTTCTCTGCCCTGCCTTGTGTGGATTTTCAGCGTATTTGTACCGGCAATCCACAAGCCGACTGTTTCTTACATCTCGGACAGCATCCTCATATCTCATATTCAGATGAGATAATGGGAGAAGATGGAGTCGAACCACCCGAGCCCGAAAGCAACAGATTTACAGTCTGCACCGCTACCTCTACGGAATATTCTCCCAAAACCCGGGCACCCCGGGTTAGCAATATGTTTATCGTGTTATGCTTTCCACTAGGCTGTTTTATGCCGTGCCAGCCCCACGAAGTTGTTTCGGATATTATTATGCCTTTTGACTTTATGTTTCTTGAAAACTCCCTTGTCATCAATGCGCGCTTGTGATGGCTTATTGAAACTAAGAAACATTTATCGGACGGGAAATCAGATCAAGCACAAGCCTATGCCGTTACATACCTTTGCTCATTCTGATTCACATACGCTCATCCGAAAGTTTTTTCTGCCCATAAAACGGATGGGTAGCATACGGAAGAAATGGAAATTCTGAGATTCGAACTCAGGGCTTCCCGGTTATGAGCCGGGCGTTCTAACCGCTGAACTAAATTTCCTGAGTAGAAGCAGTCTCCCGGATTGCAGATTTTGAGTCGATTTACTTCTACTGTTGCGGTTCTTTGCCACCAGCCGCAACAAAGGTCATGGCTAAATAGAGTACCTCGTTTTTACGAGGATTCCCATCCGTGACATTTGAAGCCCCTTTAATCAGCTCCGTTGAGCTAGATGGGTTTTCGTCGGAGGGTCTATGTAAAATAAACCATTGCCAGGTACATGCGCAACCTAGCAAGCTGGGCTAGTGGGATTCGAACCCGCGAATACAGCAGTCAAAGTGCTGTGCCTTACCACTTGGCGATAGCCCTAGAATCTTTCTCCCACTCCGCACCATTACAAAAGCAGGAGAAAGAATTGAGTGTGTGATAATATTTTTATTATGTGCTCTACAATTGCAACACAACTTATGTGGAGAATTCAGCATTTAAATAACTAAGTTGTTCTCTTTTTTGTAGAGTCATGTTTGCTAAATCGGATGTCTCGATCGTTTGCTTACGTACCGCTCCACTACGGGACAAGCGTATCCTTTCGCATTGCTTATATGATTAACCCGTTCTTCGATAATGAACAGGATAATCTGCATTGGAAATGCTAAAAGCATATTTTTACCTCGCTGTGCAAATCAAAACTGTATTAAGTATCATTCCTGCTTCCATCAGCAAGAAGAATGCTGTGGAAAATTGATTGCCTTTGTAATTCCGGCTCATTAAAAATGCAGCTAATGTAGTAAATATCAGAATATTAATTGCTACTGCGATAATGGTTAATGGTAATCTCATTGTTCCTCTCCAATCATGAAATTAAGTATCTTCTCTGCGATTTCTTCTTCCGGCTCAAATGGCAAACCACAATAATTATAACGCTCTAAAGCTGATTTTAGGCTTGCTTTGAAGCCGTGGTAAATTTCCCCGTGTTGTAACAGTTCGTGCCTTAAAACTGAAATTGCATCAGTAATTGATTGAGAAGTAAAACTAATTTGTGCCAAGCACTCCACTTCAATATCCGGTTCTGCCATCAATTCAAGACTAAATGTTGGAACTTCATCAACTGCAACATGAAAATCAACAGATTTTACTCTTGGAATCGTTTTACCATCAATAAGGCATTTGGTTCCAGCCCAATTATACGGTTCAGGGTTCACAATCCTTACAACAGGCATCTACACATCCCCTTTCTTGTGCATTGCAATACGCCAGAAGATGCTCTGCAATCTCCTGAAGCTGGATAACATCGTATTTTGGAATCTCAATACTTTCTACCTCCAGAACCTGATACAGTTCTCCGTATTTCGGTATCTCCGCTGTGACAGTTGCTTGGATAAGTTTTCTTGCTACGTCAATCGGTTCGTCTGGAAAAGTAAAAGACGAAACCCCTTTTTTATTTTTTTCAGAAAAATTTGATTCAGTCATTTATCTACATCTTTCGAAAATATTCTGCCAGTGCTTCACGGGTGATCTGCGATACGCTTTTGCCGGTTCGGTTCTTCTCAGCTATGAGTTTTCGTTCTAGCTGGTACGGTAACCGGATGCGGATGGATTTGCCTTCGGGATTGTATTTCATTTTCTTCATACTGGAATAGCTCCCTGTCCTTGCAGAAGTAATCGAAATGTTTCTTTGCCTTTGACGGTAATATATGTCTGAACATTTGAGTATCCGAAAGGCGTTGAAAAATCTTTCATCTGAAACAGACCAGATTTTCTGTGCTGTTCATAAGGCTTTAACATTTTCTGTTTATCACGATAAATGTATTTGTTGTCTATTAGCCATTGTGTGAATGATTTAGGCGACATATGAAACTCTTTAGCTGTATCGCGGAACGTTGTAAGTAATTTACTATCTACAAGGCTATCGAAATAATCCGCTTTAGGTTTCTGCTCTCTTACTTTCTGCTCAAGCAGCTGTTTTTCTCGTTGTTCTTCAATCCATCTCTCAGCACGTTTAATCGGATCGCTAATCTGGTAGGAATCAATTTTCTGTCCAACTTCGTATTTTCCTGTTTTTCGAATAGAGGGAAGAACCTCAGCTGTTACCCAACGCTTGAAGTCTTTTGCTTTTTCAAGCTTGCTACAAAAAATCAGCGAATAAAGCCCGGATTCATTAATTGCAATGATATTTCTTGTTTGATTCCCGTCATAGAATGGAACTTCTGCTTTGTCTTCTTTTTCTACATGTCTTTGAATATCTCGACTACCATTTTGGTACCCGAGGGCTGTCGCTACATCTATACCAACAAACCACGGATTCCCGTCTATTGTCACCGTTCTTACATTTCCAAATTCTGGGTTGCTAAAAATCATCATTCTATTCATTCTCATACCTGCCTTTCTTGGTATTGCCTTATTTTTCTGGCAGAGAAACCGTTAAGGCTTACGGCTTGTCGTGTTGCAATCACTATCTCTGCCATGTTGAGGGATTGTTGTTAAAAGAGCGTTTTTTAAATTTTGGGGCGGTCGGGGCACTCATTAGGCCGTTCGGGGCATCCATATACACCCCCTCCCGGGTCTGTTCCTGGTGACGCTGACCGGTCAACCCTTTGCCCCATGGGTTCCCGTTGTCCCGGTCTTAACGTTGCTTTTTTGGATGCCTTCGGCAGTGATCAAGGAAGCATCAAAGCCTTTAATACTTCATCTATACGACAAACACAGATTTGTTCGATAGATTACATTGATTTTCTATACATCATGCACAAATTCAACTGTTATATATGTGCATATTTACTAAATGTTGCCATGTCCACCGCTTTTCGGTCTGTTTGTTCGTGCTCTGCGTACATTTCAACGATCTTGTGTACATTCCACTCTGTTATAACTCCGGCTTTTCCATCTCTGGAAGCTCTAGAACGTCTTTGTATTTATCTGCGATCTGTTGCGCTGTCTGTTGCGGTATGCCCTGCTGCTGTCCTGCTGGAATTGGTGCCGTTTCCGCCATGCCATAAGCTACTTTACAAGCAAATATCAAGTTGGCATTCGTGCCATCCTGGTTGTGTAGCTTATCCAACGCAAAGGCTCCACATGTTTCTTTCCATTTTTTCACCGTTATGCCATGCGTTGAGGCGGTTCTGTAGTCTCCGTTCGCCCAATCGCTAAACGTCATGTTATTAATTCCAACTAATATTCCAAACATTTGCAAAGTAGGTGATATACCATATCTACCACATACACGTATATATATATTAAATATACTATCTAATAGTTCTATATCATTATTACTTGGTTTTTCAATATGATCAGCAATATAAAAAAACATATCAATACGATTATTAGCTATATCTTTTTTATACTTTTCTATACTGTCATAATCTTCTTGATGTATGCATAATACAGTGTTTATATATTCATCTACCAATAACCATATTTTGTTTTCATATACCTCTATATTTTGGGATGTTGTTATAGTATTTGAATTTTTCACTGTATCACCTCACTTTATAACGTTAATCTATTAAACCATTATAAATAAAAAAAGCCGGTCGGCTCTGGTTCGTTGTCCAGTAGCTAACCGGTTCAGTCCTCCAGCGGTTCGTTCTCGCTTTCGGCCTGTATCTGTATCTCTATTAACAGTATTAACATACAAGTTGTTGTTCTGTCAACTATTAATTTAAAACTTTTAGTCAATCTCATATAACAGCATATACTATATCTATGTATATTATATATACTATATACAATATTATATTAATCAACTCAGCATCTGGAATCTAGGAAGGGACAGGGAATAAGTATAATTATAGATATTCATAATCCATAATATTAATATATATAATATTATAATAGGGCATTTTGAACACACAAAAAGCCAGACCTTCCGGTATCTGATCCGGCATGATCTGGCTATGTTTATTTTTGTATTAAGTTACGATTCCGCTTTGTCAGCCCTGCCCCTTCCTGAGTTCCGTCGGCTTCGTTGTATCGAGCATAACAGAACAATTCGTAAAAGTCAAGCAAAAAAATGTCGTTGACTTTTTGATGATATTGTGCTATGAATAATTATGTCAGGACTTCGGCGGCAGTTCTGTACCTGTCCTAAAAGCCGCCATAAATAAGCATTATAAAAGCCCCTTGGTGAATTCCAAAGGGCTTGTTATTAGTTATTTGCGATTATTTGCTATTTTTATATCATAGCAATAATGTTTTCCGTATTTTTCAAAATATGCGTCTTTTAAATTCTCATCTGTCCCAAGCTCAAACGCTATATCATTGCAAATATATGCTGCAATATCAAGAATATTTTTATAATATCCAACATCATTTTTGTTATATAACTTAAAGCCAGCTTTTGCCAATGTGAACATATAAATTTTTTCGTAAAAATCCAATTTACTTTTTGCAACTTCTTCGTTGTAAAATTTGTGAAGTACTAGAAAAGTAAATTCGTCTTCTTTGTCTTCATTGATTTCTTTTACGTTATGAGTGCCGTTTTGAATCCCTGTTTTATGTTGTAATGCTCTCTTTTTAATATTCGTGCTTTGCCCAACATACGCCGTCATTTTTGTTCTGTTGACAACTGCATATATTCCAGCCTTATCATATTGTGGAATATAAAATTTTTCTAAGTTTGCCATACTGTAGCATCTCCTTTCTTAATTATAGTTACAGTATAGCACATTTTCATATATAAGTAAACACTAAATTTAGTGTTTAAAAATACTTTATTTTTTCTTCGTTTGTTGGCACTATCTCCAGAACATCCGACGGCTGACACCTTAATATAATACATATTGTGTTTAATGTGTCTGTTGTTATTCCTTTGCCTTTTCTTAAATTCTGCATTGTTGCCTCGCTCAGAATCTTTTCTTTTCTCATTCTGGAAGATGTAAAACCGTGATCTGATAATGATTTCATAACATCTATTTTATATTTAAACATCTTGTGACCTCCTAAACAATTATATCATTATTATAATAGGATTAGCACCAAAAAGCAATATAAAATATTTTTAAAAAACACTAAATTTAGTGTTGACATACACTATTATTAGTGCTATTATAATATCAACGAAGAGAACAAAAGAAACAAACAACCAGAACCGCCCGAACCACTCAAACCAATGAGGACATAGAGAACCGGATCCGATTAATTGAAAAATTCTAGTTCCTAGCAACTAAATAAAAAAAGCCGGTTGCAATCCTACCAAGACAAACAACCGGCACCCAACAAAAAAACGAAAGGTAGCCCTATTATAACAGGGGCAAGGGTAAAAAGCAATGTTAAAAACAAACTCAAAGGAAGTTATGAACAGAATTAAAAAAATTATCATGGACAGCTACGAAGCAGCCGAGGAATATTATACATATGAAGGTGCAACAATGAAAACAGAATACAACGAAATCTGCAAAGATATTTTAAACATGTTCTACATTGAAAAGTTGCATCTTGATAACAGATATAAAGCCGGACGTATTAGCAAATCAGATTTATTTATGGACTGGATGCAAGGACTCCCAACGGCTTTCCCGGTTGCTGATGATATTTTTCTTCATAGTGCCGTTGACTTCCTGGGCGATCTTCTGGACGAAACCGAAGAAGAAAAGCAGCGTTTTACAGACGAACAGGCAGAAAAAAGATCCGTTTATCTTCTGTATAGAGAGCTAGAAAAGAACGCAACAAAATAACAGGAGGGAAAGCAATGAACGAAAAAAGATATACTTATAAGCAGTGGAAAGCAATCCACCGAAGAAAAGTTATTCATGCCGTAAAAGCCTACTTGTTAGGCTTTGCGGTTGCTTCTTTCCCATTTTTGTTGATTGCTCATTATATTTTAGTTGGATATTAACGGGGAGGTGCTAACAATGTCAGAACGCCAGAAAGTCGCAGAAATGACAAAAACACTTGTAAATATGTTCCCAGATTCAAAAAACGATCTGGAAAAAGAAAAATATTATTACGATCACAATTATTTCACTTTCTACGATTGGGAAGAAAATGTTATAAAAATTATTTTAATGGCAGCATAAAAAGGAGGGCTATACAATGATCAAAATAGACATGTGGTACAACGATAAAAAAGAACAGGCAACCGGGCTCGATATTTGGTTTAATGATCTTGGGTGTTTTTACTCTGGGAATATCACAATTTTTAATAAAATAGTCGGCGATTATTACGCCGACAGCGTGCAAGAAATTTGTGAAGCGTTCCCACATCTGAAAGAAAAAATAAACGCTTGTTTGAACTAAATAAAATAATTTCGGGCGGGGCTTTCCCGCCTGTTTTTCAATCAGAAAGGGGATTATATGATAGACAGAATTATAAAACCAACGTCCAAGCAGACCGTTGACGCAATTTTAAGCGGTGATTTTTCCGTTGTTGATAAGATTAAGGCAGCCGCAAAAAAGGACGCTAGACAAGTATTTAATGCCGTTTCTTCTGGTGCTGTCTCACTGATCTGGTACGACTTGCCGCCAGTGCGTTGCCAGTCTGGGGCGGTGTCTGTGATGCGGTATGCGTTGCATAGATCGCCCAAAAAATCGGATCATTTACAACTTTCTTGTATGGAGATAAAGGACGGCCGCATAATACCGACATCTGACCGTCAATATAATATCACTGACGGCGGTTTTTCTGAGTTCTTCCGGGACTTGCCCCGGGTCGCACATATAAACTATTTAGAGCGGTAAAACACTGTTCTTTTTCTGGTGTCCTGCATCCGCTCCGGGCGGCGTTGGTTCGTGACCTGTGCCGGGTTTTCTGCTGTAGTGCCTTTTATGCGGCTTTTAACGGCTTATAACTGGCTTTCGGTAAAATATACCGCATACGGCTATAAAATCGTTTCTAGGCTGTTTTATACAATCAATTAAAAGGATTGACGACAGATTGCAACGGGCGTATCATGGTTATATATGTAAATGTGGATAATTGCCCGACTTGGATTCTGTCCAGTTCGTGTATCTATTAGACAGTTTGTTATTCTTGTGAGCTTGTATTTGACGTTTCACAGCCGTTTATATGCTTACATGTGAATTTTATCGACTGTAAATGTAAAATTGATTTTAGGCACGTTTACGGGCTTTATAATGGCATCGGGTTATTGTATTGTATCCCGGTTTACTGCTTTATAATGTTTTAACGTTGTATTTTAACTTTTAAGCTGTTTTATATCGCCACTCGATAAAGCATAGGCTTAAGCCGTTCGAATTGATTTTAGACGTAATTATGTAATTAATTACAATGTTTCTAGTATGATCGTGTGCATCGGATGGCGGCATGTTTTGCCGCGGGTATATTTCTTGATGCATCATCACTTTACTATGAAGTCTTACGAGCGCTAATTTTCACAGACATTCAAAAAGACCCGAAGCATGGATTTTGAACGAAAAAAATCATTTTTCCATGGATACGGGTCGTTTTATAATTTTCATTTATTTGTAATTTTGTACAAATATTTTTATAGCATCTATTCTAGGACTGTGGAAAATGTAAAATTATTTCAATTTATTTAGATGATCTACTTTACCAGTGCTTCTTTTCTTCTTTATTGCGGTTCCACTCTTCATCCTCTGTTCTCGTTCTTCCTGTTTTTTGGTCTTCGATTTCTTTCTCAATGAGTTTCCAGTACTATACCCCATATTTTCCCTCCTTATCCTTGATCTTCTGACTTCTGGTCTTGAAATTGATGATGTCCACGTCCGTATTGAGTTCAGGTGGTATTTTCCCTACAACGATAACTCGCAGTGGCTCTATGCGCCTTTCCATTTCTTTAAAGCCTATACAGAATTCTTCTCTGGATGCTCTGGATTTAATTCTTCCATTGGTGCAACATGCTACGGTGCTTCTTTTTGGCACACCATCAAAAGCCCAGTCATAGCAATACTCTGGCGGTATGCTTACGTTCGGAATAACTTTAATTCCGTTCATGCTGAGATAATGAGACAATGCATGATTACGGTATTTCTGATAGATATTCATTGCAAATGGCATCCCATTCTCTCCCACTGCCATAGAAAAGTCAGGGCCTATCACGCTATGGAAACATTTTAAATGTTCCAGGTATCTGTCTGGATTATTCCAAATTTTTTCAAATTCGTAGTCGTGGATGTAGAAATTCACTGTCAGCTTGCGGTGATTCTTAATCTTCGGGCTGAAGCTATCCTTAAAATCAACCGTATCTTCTCCCGGATGCCCTGTGTATCTATCTAACATCGGTATCTGATATTTTCCGTCCAGTTCTGCTCCTATAATCATGTATTCTCTCATTACATCATATGCGGTATGACTATCTCCTAATGCTTTCATGCTTCGTTCCTCAATCATTATTACTGCGGTTTCGCTCCTTAAAATTTACTCTTTAGTAATTAATCAAAAAGCAAAGAAATATGTGTATTTTACGGGCTCTTTGTGCCCCGGAAAGCTACGTAAAGCTCTGTAAAATGTAGTGCTTCGTTCCGTGAATATGGGGTTAAATAAGTTCACCGAACAACGCATACTTTTTCCACTAACAAATGACATTTCTGTCGTAATTCCATCTTTCAAATAAAATACCAGCTTTGCTTCTTTTTCGCCTATTGGATTAACAACTATTTTTTTCAAAAAACTGTCTACAACTGTCTTGGTTATGTCGTCCGGGCTGATTCCATCAAGCTGTTTTACAGAATGTGCAATTGCTCTGATTTGGTTTTCTATCGGAACAATATCATCCTGTATGGTTGACAGTTTTTCAATTTGCTTCTTGTATTCTTCAATTTGAGCTTCTAGTTTTTGGCTCTTTTCAATGAATACAGCATCACTAATAGCTCCGTCCAGATTGTATTCCAGTAGCTTATCACTTTTGCGTTCAGCGACATTTATTTGCTTTTCGAGTCTTTTAATTTCAGTTGATGCGTCTGCCTGGTTCATGGATGAATGATATATTTTAATGAACTTTTCGGCAATTTGTTCAATATCGCCAGAAGATTCACGAATTAATTTCGCAATAACTTCTCGAAGTTCTCTGTCATCGATGTAAAAAGAATCACAGCTTGCAGCACCTTCTTTTATTTTCTTACTGCAAACCCATTTAACATCTTCTTTTCCTCGAAGTGTTCTTTGTTTAAGCCAATATGATGCGCCGTCATTTCCGCAAATAAGCATCCCTGTGAACACATTTTCGCTCTTTTTGATAGATGTTCTACGGGTTTTTACAATCTCGCCACGTGCATCAATATATTCGTTTGCTTTTTTCCACACTTCTTCGTCAACGATTTGTGGAACATGGCTTCCATCATCTTTAAACATCACCCATTCTGATTCTGGAAGAAACTCCTGCTTTTTGGTGAACATATCAACAATCTTAACTTTACCACCGGCATAATATCCTTTATACTTTGGGTTTCTTATAATGTGGCGAATAACATTCCTGTCGATTTTACCGCCTTTGTAATTGCGGTAGCCCATGTTGTATAATTTTTTTTCTAATTGAGGCGTTGTCCATTCGCCGGATGCATAGTCTTCAAAAATCATTCTAACCATTTGAGCTTCTGATTCATTTATCGTGAGTTTTCCGTCTTTTTTGTCGTACCCGTAAATCCTAGAGTTCCCAAGGACAACCCCGTTTTTAATAGATTGCTTGTGTCCAAATTTAACACGGTTAGAAAGCTTTCGGACTTCATCCTGTGCGACGCCAGCCATGATCGTCAATCGAAGTTCGCTGTCTTCATCAATGGTGTTGATGTTGTCATTCTGAAACCACACGCATACGCCCCAAGAAAGCATTTGCCTAGTATACTGGATACTGTCAAGTGTGTTTCTGGCAAAACGCGTGATCTCTTTTGTGATAAGCATATCAAATTTCCCGTTCTTTGCATCTTCAAGCATTTCTTTGAACTGCTCACGATGTTTGGTTTGTATGCCAGATATGCCATTATCAATATATCCTTTAGCAAACTTCCAGTTTCTATTGCTTTTAATGAATTCTTTATAATACTGGGTTTGGTGTTCAATGGATACCTGCTGGTCTTCGGAATCTGTACTTACACGAGCGTAAAAAGCAACTCGTAAATTCAAATCATAAATAGAACGGGTTCTTAGCCTTTCTCTTGTATGGTATATGTTCATTTCGATTCTCCTTCAAAAAGGAGCGAAACCATTTATATTATACTCCATACAATGATTTCGCTCAATGCTTTTTAACATTTATTTATTTGCGTGATGATTTTTGTATATACTTCTCGACTTATTATACCTTCATCATATAATCGCTTATTTATAATCAGCATGACTATCTTATCGGTCACATGACATCCCTCCTAATTCACAAAATCAAAAATATTCATCTGTCCTTGTATTTCTTCTATTTCATCTTTTGTAAAAAATTTGCAGGCTGTCCAGTTTGGATTCCAGTCAGCATCCAGTTCGTAATTTAAGCATTTGCATCTTTTAACGTTTTTACACATCGCGCATTCAAAGCATTGATGTTCATAGTTCGTACCGCCCGAACGCTTGTACATTTCACTGATTCTTCTCATAGGCTGATGTCCTTCCATAATTCCGGGCATCTGGCAAAGTCATGCTCGCATTCTGTATATATGATGCATTTGTGGCAATCATGCCTACCAATTTGCTTTGCGTATTGTCGTATTACTTTCCTACATATAAGCACCAGTTCTGGCGTGATATCTAACTTTTCGTCCTTGCCCTCCATACTTTTCTCCTTTTCTTTGTTGCTGCATATTCAAATTTGCCTTCTTTTACGCAATCTCTTGGGTCACATCCTCGACTATGGCCGACTAGAAAAATATAATCGCACGGTTGCATTTTTCCTGATGTACCGTTTGATTTCGGATAGAACTTGCAGTCTGTGCATTGACGATTAGTCAAATTCTGAATTTCTTGTGGCGTCAATTTTTTCCATGGTTTACGCTTGTTTTCCATTTCCACCGCCTTGAATCTTTTTGATAAGTTCCTGTTTCATTGCATTCGCTATGTGTTCTCTGACAGATTCCTCAGGAAAAGGGATTTCCAATGATCGCTCTAAAATTCTGTTTGTAATGCGGTCATCATATTTCAATCGGGAAATAGGATAATTACTGGTGAAAATTGTGGTTTTCTTGTCCACATACCGACCATTGATGATTCCGTAGAATTTTTCATTAATCCAATCTTTCCCAGATTCCGCACCAAAATCGTCAATAATCAAAATATCCGCATAAGTCAAATCACTAATCAGCTTATTCTCTGCGTTTTTTCCTCGTTCTCCCCATGTTGACTTTATCTCATCAAGAATTTTTAGGGATGTTGTGAATTTTACCGATTTCTGATGCTTTTCTATCATCTCATTTGCCATGCTGCATACAAGCCTTGTCTTTCCAGAACCTTTAGTATTTGAATATATGTACAGCCCAATTCCCTGTTCCTGCATCTGTTGGATATTTTCGATCCAATATTTAACAGCTTTTGCCGCCTGTATGAATATTTCCTTACTTTCTGGAAGTTGATACACGCTGCTTTTCATATTTGAAAATCTGCATTCCTTGTACATATCCGGCATTTCAGCAAATTGCAGCTGGTTCTGCAAGATCATCTTCTTTCTGATTCCGCAATGGCATTCTTCACAATATGGAACGCCATTATCGTCCCTTGACCATATCCAACCAGAACCTCCACAATCAGGACAATCAGTCTGCAAATGGAGTGTCTGAGATTTCGCTTCCTCCGCATTGTTCAAATGGGATAAGCGGTTTGACATGTCTTTGAGTTGTTCTAGTGGCTCCATGCTGTCCCTCCTTGTTGTAGTTTCCTTCCAACGTCTTAATAAAATTATTTGGCTTGACAAACCAGTCAAATGTTATCATCCAGCCTCTATTATTCTCTCCTCGAAGAAAATCACTGTTGCGGACGTTGTTGATTGCATTAAGGACTTCATCAATTCCGTATTCACGGATTCGCCCCTTGAGTAACTGATATCTTTTTGATGATGGTTTGATATCACGTATCGGATTGATGCCAACTTCCTGTAATTTGTTCCATTCCTCGATGACACGTCGGACATCAGTCTGACATATAGTATCTTTAGATACTATTAATTTATTATCTTTCTCTTTATCTATATCTATATCTTTATCTAAACCTATATCTTTCTCTGTGTGCGTCTTTGTTGCGTCTTTGTTGCGTCTATTGTGCGTCTGACGGTTTGAACGCTCTATTAATTTGGTATCGTCAATAACATTTCCGCTCGCTAACGAATAGCTTCCATTCTCTTTCAAAAGCAACATCCTCTTTTCGTCAATATATGAAGTTTCCGTGTATCTATCTCTTGACAATGTGTTATGCATTCGCCAGTGCTTGATTACTATCACGCCGTCTTCAAACGTAAGAACAAACCTTTTTGCAATCAATAATCGCAGGTCGTCTTCACTTGCTCCTGTGATTTTCATTATCCTTTTTGGATTTCCAATGAATCCATCATCGTCAGCCCTCATGTTCAAATGAAAATATAAGCATTGCGTTGTTGCCGGCATATCCAAGAATGCGTCACTGTCAACAATTTTCATCGTAAACATTCGTTTCTGTGCCAATCATCTCACCTCTTTATTTGCTTCTCTGTGTTTGCCACAAGTATCATCTTCTTCACCCCAATCTAATTTCTGTCCACACTTATCGCAATATTTCCCTTTTGATTTCAGTTTCAACCGTCCGCCGCAGGTTGGGCAGACAATAATATTACAATTTTCATAAGCAAGGCTTGCGGTGTCATCTGGTTTTGTTTTATCAATTGGCTTCCTTGGAATCTGCTTTTCCAATGCTTTTGCTCCGGAATCACACGCCCATGCTTCCTTGAGATATTTTTTCTGCCATTCATCTTTGTTTTCAGAACTTTCAAGGAAACATAAATGCTGGTCTCTCATATCTGATAAGATGTCTTTTGCTTCTTCTGGTTTCATATTAATCATCCTTATCGTCCTCATCAATATCGACAGTTTCCAGATCTACGAAATCACAACACATTGCGAATCCGTCAATCATTTTCTTCTTAACTCCAAATACCTCTATCATGTGAGAATTATTTTCCATGATTTTTATTACATCTGACTTTTTAACATATTCAGCCATTCTCCATCTCCTCCAACTTCTTCTCTATCGGATTAATAATCTCTTCCAATACCTGTCGCTCATAATTTTCTTTCCAAAATTTCTCTCTTTTCCAAAACGGAACTTTTTTAACTTCACCTATTAAATCAATACACGCCATTGCTTCCAGCATTCCCCAACATCCATCACAGGCTCTTTCATTGCACCACTTTGCAAATTCTTTAAATTTCATTTTTGAGTTCCTCCAGCTTCTTCACAGCTTCTTCGCGGGTGAGGAATACGGTTTTGTCAAGTTCATTATAATAATTGCAAAATAGCATAAATTGCAGATTGTTTTCTACGATATAAAATTTCTTTTCAGAATCACAATCGCAGTTACAATTATAATTCTCACAATCAATAACTGTTTCTCCAAATTTACTACATTCCGTATATTCATAAGTTATTCGATATACTTTTTTAAATAAATCATCTGGCAATCTCACAAGCAAACCCTGTTCTTCTAAGTCTTCATAATCGCAGAGTTTTCGTGCCGCTGAAATGTAATCGTGCTGTTTAACCCAGACATCTGATTCTCCGTCTGGTGTAATATCATATCTTTCTGTTAATCTCTCCATCTACTTCACCTCACAAAAATATATTCTTTTCTTCGCGCTTTTTCGCACATTCTTCGCAAATAAAAATTGCTTTCGGATACCTAAAACGGCTATCATTAAGTATCGGATAATCAGGTTTATATTCTGTAATTACCCACTGTCCGCAAATATTGCACTTTCTCATACATTCGCTTCGATTTGTCGTCATATATTTTGCCTCTTCAAACAATTTTCCATAGCATTCCATTAAACATAGCATTACTTAAAGGTTTTTCCAATGGAGTAGTTAATGCAGATGTTTGAGCTTCCTGTGCAGCTTTTCTTTTAATTTGAATGTTTTTGTTCTCATAGTATTTAATGATTTCTTCCGGTGATTTGCTGCGGATTATGATTTCATCAACACAAGCGTTCCATCCGTCATTATATCCACAATTCCAATCAGCACCAGTCATCTTAGTATCACGCTTCTCCGGCAATGGCCTCAATGGACACCAGTCAGGGGCTGTTTCTGCTTCTTCATTAAATGCCGTTTCTTCTGCAATCGGACAATATATACGCGTTATTCTACAATTACTGTCATTTTGCCCAATTGGGCAGGAAATGCACCCTCTTTCTGGCGTATCTATCACTAATACTGATTTACTCATTCAGTTCCACCCTCCTTTACAATTTCGATTGCTTTATCCAGTGCCAACTTGTCGCACATATCGCCATCCTGACAATCATTGAAATAGTCACAGAATCCGCATTGCTCATCTGTACAAGCTCCCTGTTCCTTTTCTTTGATGGATTCAATCTGTTCCACAACTTTATCCACATCAAAAGCCGTAAACTGTCTGTTAACACAATCAATAAACTCTTTCTGGTCGGAACTAATACTTGTGCCAATTTCCCAAATTTTGATGTATTTAATTAATTCATCTGCATCAATCAGTCTACTCATCTACTTCGCCCTCTTTCTCATCAAAAGCTAAATCAACTCTGATCACGTCCGTTTCTATTGCCGAAAGACATTTCACTCGCAAATTGTAAAATGGCTTCAACAGTCCTGAACCGGCATTAAATGTATCATAGTCTTCCCAGTTTCTGCCGGGTTGACATATCTGGATTTTCTCACAACTGTCAGCACTTACGCCGATTCCTGCGAAAAATTCTTTAAATTTCATTTTTGAGTTCCTCCAACTTATTTTCAGCTTCTTCACGATTGAGGAATACCAAAACATTTAACTCTCCAAGACACTCGTTCTCATTTGCCCATAAAAACCATTTACCGCCTTTGTCATATTCAAGTCCGCTTACCACATTTTCCCGAATGTCCATTCCGCATATATCCCATACAGTTGTGCCGATAGGACACGGCAATCTCACAAGCAAGCCCTGTTCTTCTAAGTCTTCATAAGTGGCAAGCTTTTTAATCATATTTTCTACTGTTTTGCAATTTCCTGCGCCCTGTGAGCAGCTATCGCAATATTCACCACACTCAAGCTCTCGTTTTTCGTTATATGTGATACTACCATCTTCCCATTTTGTTAATCTCGCCATCTATTTCACCTCTTATCGCTTGCTTTTTATCGCTCATTTTCATCGCTTGTTTTTGTAATTTCTCTCAAGCAGGCATTCCAACCGTCGGCAAATAAGTTTTTCTGCACTTCGTAATTGCTCACGGGTGCAGTTGTACTTTTCTTCTCTGGTAACAGCTTCAATGGACACCAAACAGGTTTTGATTTACTTTCACAATCATAATGTTCTTCTGTTATCAAAATTTCATCGCAGTCTAAACAGTCAGCTAATTCACACAAACCCTCATATTCAAGTTCGCCGCAGTATGCAGTTCCGAACGGGCAATCATAGCAATTCTCTGGCGTATCTATCACTAATACTGATTTACTCATTCCAGCACCTCCTGTAATAAACTTCGATCGTCAACCGCATTTCCAATAACGACTACTTTCTTCGCCCAATACGATAAATCTTTTCGATAATTGGTTTCTTCTGGAAAATCTACATAAAATCCTAAATTTCCATTACCGTATTCTCCAAACTTAACAACAGCCGCAACTGCGCCATACTGGATGATATCATTCTCCCAGATTCTCTTACCACTCTTGTCGTAAAGTCCTGTGAACTGGCAGAGGGTTTCTGGATCAACCAATTTCATTCTGTCTGTTATTAAAAAGATGATTGGCAATATACTCGCTTTTTTATACGGCTGAACAATATAACAATATCCGCTGTCAATGTCTAAATCTATGAGGCTTCCTTCTATCCATTCACCATTATCAATCTGCTTTGCCTTGAAAAGAATTTCTCTCATTCAACTCCACCGCCTTTCACGATTTCGATTGCCCTGCTCAGTCCAGCATTGTATCCTTGATGCACATCAGATAAAATACATTCTGATTCAATGAATTTATCTCTTTCCAATTCGCTAATAGCCTTATCCGCATCAAAAGCTGTCGGCTGTCTGTTAACACAATCAATAAACTCTTTCTGGTCGGAACTAATACTTGTGCCAATTTCCCAAATTTTGATGTATTTAATTAATTCATCTGCATCAATCAGTCTACTCATATTCTATTCTCCTAACTGTTTTAAAATTTCTTTTGCAATTTTATTACTTTCCTGCATGGAAACTCCCCATCCATTATATTTTCTGTGGCATTCATCACAGTTCCATTCATCACTATCACTTTCTTTGATTTCACTACTGAATCTGCAATTATCACAATACATGTGATCGATAATGCTATAAATGATTTTTGCAATATCGTCTTGTCTGCTATCAACATTTTCTACGTGTTTCTGCTTGGCTGAGTGTTCAAACGCTCTCAACTCATTTTTCCCGAGCCATTTAATCCATGCACCGCAATTGTCACAATACAATCCTGTGCTGTTTCCAGATTTCTTAACAAATAGCTCTTTACTATTGCATTTCGGGCAACTATATTCTGTCATTTTTTATCCTCCCACACTCCCAACAACCGCATTCTCTCATACAGTACAGCGACGGTCTTGCGTCTGTATCCGTAAAAGTCCTTCGGATTCATCGGGATATATCTTTCTTTGCTGATTTTCCTGTAACTTTTCCGGTGTAGGATATTGTCGATAACCATATCCGCTATCACCGTGTTCTTCGGGCAAGCTGACAGGGCAGCACTGGAAAGCAGGTATCCGTACTCTGCCGGGAAGTCTTTCAGCATCGTATTCAGTTTTTCAATGTCCTCTGCCGGAATACCGTAGTCTTTCAGCTTTTTATTCCTTGTCAGCATACCGTTCTCCTTTCTAATTGTCTGGGTGATGCTTGTCGTATATGATCGCTGTACATACAAGACCGACCACTCCGACTATGATTCCAAGTGCAAGTCCTAATAAGAATGTAATCATGGCTCATCCTCCTCAACATAATATTCGCAATCTTCTGCATATTCGTAGCTATCCATCATATCACACCGGTTATCGCAACCGTCTTGTTTCTCACAGCAGATACAACATTGCGTTTCACCGTCTGGACAGGTTAATTTACATTTTCCCATTAATCCAATCACCCTCCTTTTCAAAATACTTATATCTGCTACTGATTTTTACTGTCTTTGTTGTGTCTACTCCATATTTCACTTCGAGCATAAGACGATATTTTCCGAATGACTTCACGGGCACTTTGAATCTTGTGAATGTCTTGCCATCTTTCTTAAAAAGTGACATATCCATGTTTAGTCCTCCTTATATGGTTCTGGATGGTCCATCCATGCAACTACTGTTCCGCCTAAAACTTTTTTATCCGTTTTCCAAATTCCATCAGTAGTATATGCTTGCTCTACCAATACTGTTCCATCGTCAAATACAACTGTAGCAATTACATATTTAGATGTTTTTTCGAACATTCCTCTTTTCCAGTTATCTGTTCCTTTAAACTTTGAAAATATGGAATCGTGTTCTTCCGGCAATCTCTCACTGACAGGAATCCAACCATTTTCTTTCTCGTCCTGTTCCAGATCCTCTTGAAGCTGTTCTATCATTTCAAAAACATCGCTTGCCAAAACCATCTGGTGATCATCCACAAGTTTCTTCATAAAATCATGATAATCCGATAATCTTTCTTTGATATGTATCATATTATTCCATCCTTTCTCAATGCCCGCTTCTTACCATGCAAAACAGCAGTTCTGTCATGGATCTTTTTCTTGATCCATTGTGGTTACACTTTATAGCAACCGATAATTTCCATTTTTCCACATCCCCATCTAGTGGTGTTGGGTTTTCGAATTCTTCGGAAACATCTCTCTGATACGGAACTGCAACCATTACTCCCATGTTGCCTATTTCCGCGTAACATTCCGGAAAATTCTCACGTATATGTTGGGCAAATTTTCCATTTTTTAAATCAGGTAAAATCTCTTTGTAGCACTCCATTGTTGTCACAAGGTAGTTTTTTTCGCCAATAAAATTTAATCCATTTCCGCTGTAAATATCCTCTTTGCAACTTTTGATTTCATAGCATGCAAATATTCCTTTTTCGATTGCTGAGATAGAACACTGATTTTCCGGAATAAATTGCATGTAATCTACTCTTCTTGGCTTTCCTGCTGCGTAGCCATAATCAAGGCTTACTTCTCTAGCCCAGTATTTACCTGGACCAGAAAAACGGCTTTTTTCCAACAATCTGCTAAGAAATTTTGTTATTTCAGATCTTTTCATACTTCCACCTCCTCATAAGTTTCTCTGAATATATCTGGCTTACACGGATAA